ATGGGGTATAAAACACCAACATACAAACAACCGACAAAATATCCGGATAGCAAGGGAATGGCGGTTGAAACAACGCGAGTCAGGCTACCAGTCTATCTGTTGGCAGAAATTGAGATGATAGCGCAGGAGATACACCAAAGACGGTTAGCCGAGGGAACAGTTCCTCAGAAGTTAACAGGGGGCGATCGCGATGAGCCATAATCCATTGCAGATTTTTGAGAAATTACTTACTCGACCAATTGCTTTTCATCGTATTTTTGCAGAGATAGGCGGAGGCGCAACCGAAGGGTTGTTTTTATCTCAGGCTTACTATTGGTCGAAAATAACCAAAAATCCGGAAGGTTGGTTTTACAAAACTCAACAAGAATGGACAGAAGAGACAGCCCTTACTCGCACAGAGCAAGAATCGGCTCGACGCAGGCTAAAAACTTTTGGAATTATTGAAGAAAAATCAGAGGGGCTACCAAAAAAACTGTATTACCGCGTAAACGTAGATATTCTCTACGAATTCTTGCTTAATCCATCTCAAAACAATGCCAAACTCTCAAACCCGCATGGTTGTCAGGTTGTTGAAAATAGCAACGCCTCAAACCCGCATGGTTGTCAGTCTGCAAGATCCTGCACTCTAGAAAGTAAGATCCTGCACTCTAGTGAGCAAGATCCTGCACACTTGTCTGTAATTTCTGACATTCAATCTATATATACAGAGACTACTCCAGAGACTACTACAAAGACTACCCTCCTTAAGGTTCCAAGCCAACAAGTGGTAGAAAAAGAGGAGAGAGGGGTAGAGTCGCGTTGCTCCAATGACCAAGAGTTGGAACTAACCCCAAGACAATCAAACCAAGTGGTAGATAAAAAAGAGATTGTCGGTTTAAACGAAGAATTGTCGGTAGGGTCTAATTCGATAGGTGCCGCACCGCCCGAAGTCGTTATGACTACGACTAAACAAAAAGAACCGTTCGGTCTGACAAAATACGATCGCTGGGCGGAGAATGCACATCCAGCGCTGGTGTTTGCTGGAGATGAGACGCCGTGGTTAAGTCAACCGTCTCATCTCCAGTTCACAGTTTTTTCAAAAGCCTTCATTGAGTGGGGGGGCGATCGCTTTGCAAAGCAATTCAGCAAAGATATTTTTCAGGCCCGTGGCGACTTTATGGCGAGCTTGAAAAACGACCCTGATAAAATTTTGGTGCGTTGGGACGAGTATGCTGCCGCGAAAAAGAAACCTGCGACAGCATCTGCTCCAGTTGGATATAGAGCTGAATCAGTTCCCATCCCCATTAGGAAAGTGAATTTACCACACACCAAGAAGGCATAGCCATGTATTCAGAAGCAAAAGAAACGAACTTAATTCAGTTCCCCGTCGCTACGCCTCCTCAAAGCGTTGATTCAGAGATTGCTGTCCTTTCAGCCATCCTGTGTAGCCCAAGTGCCTTAGACGCGATTCTAGGGCTAAATGCCGATGACTTCTACGTGCCAGTCCATTGCGAGATTTTTCGGATAATGGGGCGTTTGCGGCAGAAGCAGTTGCCACCGGATAGATTCCAGATAATGAATTTTGTGTGTGGAACGAAGACGGAGAGGGCGATCGCGGAAGCAATTAGAGTCTTGGAGCAAGGAGAAGGAGTACTTCATTTGGGATCGATAAAATCACTGGCTGAGTTGATACAAGAGACTGCGCGGCGTAGGAGATTAATTGAAATAGCTGGGGAGTTATCGCGTTTAGCGGCAGCAGGTGATAGCCAAGAGGCTATCGCTGCAACTCAGCAATCTTTAATTGAGCTTAGGACTGGCGGGGGACGGACGATTAGACTGAATGAGGCGATCGCTGAGGCGATGGCGTTACTGGCGGCTGAGAACGCCGGAGATGAGGCGATGGCTCAAGGTATTCAGTCTGGGTTTTACGATCTGGACGAAATTATTGGTTGTTTGCCTTTTGGTTCGTTGTCAATTTTTGGTGGCAGAGGTGGCATGGGGAAGAGTACTTTTGCCTTGGACTTAGCCTTGCGTAGCGCTCAAAACGGAGTTAATACAGTATTTTTTGCATTAGAAATGAATGCTTCTCAGATGGCTAAAAAATCACTAATTCGATTAGCATCCCCTCATGTTTCATCGGAGAAATTGTTTAGACTTAATCAAATGCAAGGCAAAGATTGGGATGCTTTGAATAACGCGATCGCCGCTAACTCCGATATGCCGTTTTGGGTGAACGACGACCCAAGAATGACTGTTTCTGATATTCGTGCAGAGTTGCAAAATATTGTTGCTATGCACGGTCATGCTGGTTTTGTCGTGGTTGATTATGTCCAACTTGTTCGCCCAATCAAAGCATCAAGGGCAGGCACGAGAACGGATGAAATATATGAAATTTTGCAGGAATTAAGGGCGATCTCGAAGGAATTTAATTGTGCGATGCTGGGACTTTCTCAGATTAGAAAAACAGTTGACGATCGCCAGGACAAACGTCCAACACTATCGGACTATGGGGACAGCTCATCCTTTGACCGTGAAGCTGCTGTGGCGTTAGCAATCTATCGGGACGAATATTACAACAAGGAAACCGCCGAGCCAGGAATTGCAGAAATATTAGTTCTCAAGAATAGATTTGGCTCTACTGGTACGGCGAAACTCTTGTTTGATGCTCCATTTGGAGAGTTTAAAAATTTAGTGAAACAAGGTGCTTTTTGATTGTTAGTTTGTGTTGTAATAGTTGTTACTACACAAACAGGGACACAAAACGATATGACCATAGCAGTTGCCATGCTTGAATTTAAGAGTCAAGAAGCTTTAAAAACTTACGTGAAAGGAGTTTTGTCAAAATATAGCGTCGGGGAATATGTAAGCGAAATTGATAAAAGGTTTTTGTGTGAGTTGATTGAACGACACCCGCGTCGCGATGAAAAGATTGGCGTTGGCATTAAAGCATTCAAGATTTATAGAGTATGCGGGGGCGCTACAAAACACAATAATTTTGCAATAGTTCGAGAGGATAATTCTATTGAAAGCTTTAGCTATAAGCAGTGCATTGAAAACAAAGAACCTACTCGACGGCAAAAAATAACAAAGCTTTCAGGAATGCTGTGTGGGATCAAATAAGAGAATTTAAAGATATTCATAGCATAGGAGGAAAGATATGGAATAAAGAAACGAAAAAATGGGATTCGATTGACGATTATCATGTAGATCACGATTACCCGTTTTCAATGCTTTTGGACGATTTTTGCAAAATTTATGGTTACAGTTTTGATGAGATTGAAGTATCTTCAGGATTAATTGTTTCTGATGAAATAAGAACTAAATGGCAGAGGCATCATTTGGTGAATGCTTCGCTTCAAATGTTGCCAATTTCTGAAAACTTAAAAAAAGGCAGTAAGTATGACATATCCCTTCGAGCGACTAAATAACGCTTTTGAAATAATTGAAGCGCTTAATGATGTTCCTGATGATTGGTCGCTAACTCCAGTTTGGGATAAGGCCCCCAAACGCGATAATTGGCAGACTGAACCAAAACTAGATAAAGGTGCGATCGCTGCATTAATTTTTGACGGAGAATCAAAGGTCAGCGAAAAAAAAAGACCTTATCAATATTTTGCAAGTGGCTACGGTTTGCGAACTGGCGAATATAGTCACGGGATCTTAGCAATTGACGTGGACGGCGATACCGCATTGCCAATTCTCTACAGGATTGGCTACAAGAATGAGACAACAGTGTCTTGGACTTCGGGAAAACCCGGACGTTTTCAAGTGCTTTTTCAGATCCCAGATTCTCATCGCCAGAATTTAAAGGATTTTAGGCGAAAGGTTATAACTCAGTGGGAAGGTCTGGAGTGTGCGAAAACAACCGAAGTAGGGAAGAACGGCAAAACCATCACCAAGTATATTGATGGCTTGGAGTTTAGATATAATGAGGCCCAATCAGTAATTCCCCCATCTCGACATCCGACAACCGGGGCTTATAAGTGGATAAACGATCCACTATTTACTGAAGTTGCGATCGCCTCACAATGGTTGCTTGATTTCCTTGACAAAATCGCAGTTGAGCCACCTGTTATTGCTAATGCCGTTGATTGGACGCAATACAAAAAAACAGTTGCCAAGGGTTTATCGGCATCGACTAACCTCAAAGATTTTTTACTATTCGACGTTTACCCCAGGCTGTCGCCTAACCAGATTTTCAATTGGACTGGTCACAACTTTAAGCAAGTAGGTAAAACCCTAAAAGGTTGCCCACCTTGGAGACAATCAGCGTCGGGAACCAGCTTTCACGTTTGGCAAGATAAAGACGGACAATGGGCGTGGCAAGACAAACAAACCGGAGAAGGCGGAGGAGCGATCGCTTACCGTCACAAGCTATCAGGCGGTAACGGCAAGCCAAGAGGTAAGGATTTTGTGGCGATTGTTCGTGAACTTGCTGGTGACGCAGGATTGCAATTGCCTCACTACGTTTCTGACACTATTAAGATTGCTGAAACCAAGATTGTTCACAACGAAGAAGAAATGATTATTGCAGCTGCTAACGCCGACATTTTGCGATGGGTTGTTGCAGGTGACGAAACCGCACAGGAAAAAAGAGACATGATTACCTCGCTAACCGAAGCCTGGGAACATCATTTCAAGACTGAAGTGTGGGGTCATTTGGAGCCGGAAGCAAGAACCCAAATTAAAATTCTTCTTAAATAGGACGGATAATTTATCCGTCCCTATTGACCATTCTGAACGGTTGTGTCAATATATAGACATTGTTGATTAAATAGCACAAAAATGCAAGTAAGAACGGAAAGCGGAACGTTTGGGCGAATTTGGAAGACAGCGGCAGCTAAGACTTATATGCCGTTTGCAGAGGAAATGAAGGCGATCGCGTCGATTGCAGACAAGCACCCCCAGCCGCAGCGATTTTTGGATTGTGTGGCGAAGGTGGCGAAAGAGTTAGCGATCGCTGATGGGGTGAATTTGATTGACTAGTTTGTGTCGATATTTGAACCAACTAAAAATGAGATAGACACAGTTAGGCAAATACGTGGCAGCAGTTGGACTTGAATCAAAGAAAGAAAGCCGTTTATGCAATTGTTGAGTTTATGGACGCAAAAGTTCTCGCCCAATAGAAAAACTACCACCCAGCAACTCAATGCCAGACGGCAGCACAATAAACTACTTTTAATTTAGCTGGGTGGTTCCTAAAAAACAACGACACAATTACACAGGAACCGAGTATTATGCAATTTCAATTTACAGAAGTGGCGAATATGCAGCAACAGATTGAAGCATTGACAGCACAGTTGCAACAGTTGACAGCAAGTGTTGCGCCATACACAGAATGCCAGAAAGAAGCCAATTGGCTGGTAGAAAAGACAGCAGAACATCGCGCTGTAATGCTTGACAAAGGATTGACGGCTGATAGTTTGAAAGCTTGGGCGATCGCATTGCATGAGGCTGCAAGTGGCGAGGAATTTTCGATTAATCTTGATGGTGATTTAGAGTTTGCTGAAACGAAAGCAGAACTAGCCAGGGTACGAAGGGCATTAGAAAGAGAAGTGGCGGCGAGTGATGAACGATCTCGTGAAATGGATGCGTTACGAGCAGAAGTAGCGAACCAAGCGCACAATTCGCAGATTGACGAGGTGGAAGCCTTGCGATCAGAGAACAAGTCATTGATTTTGGATTATCAGGAATTAAACAAAAAACTTGATTTTTTCAAGTCAGAAATACGTGAAAACGATAGCTTGAGTGCAGAAGTTCTCAAGCTTAGAAAAGAGAACGAGAATTATCAACAACGGTACGACGGCATAAAAGCACAGAAAGAGCAAATTGAACAAGACTTTTTCGCGGTTCGTGCGGACAGAGATGCCAAAGTTCAGGAATTGAAAAATAAAACCACAAACCCTTATTCAACCATTGATGAACATATCGATGCGATGCCGCCATCAGAAGCCGTCGAATTAGTCGAGGAACCGAAATCGGCTGTAAAGTCATCCGCCTCATTATCATTACGTGTTTTGGAAATAGATGATATTGTCTCTGTTCCGACCGGAGGGCTGGGAACTGTCATCAGATTTAGCGGCGATATAGTAGTTGTTGGACAACTTTTGAATGGTGAAACAGTAGAGACTTGCTACGATGTGGGTGAACTACGATGGATTTCCAGTTATCAGGAATCGGCACCCGCAGAAACACTTGTAGAAGCACCAGACCTTAAATATGAACAATTCTTAGCGAAAATCGCTAAGGCATATGGCTGGAACACTTTGACCTGGCAAGACGTGCGATCGCTTGTGGATTGCAAAGCAGAAGGATTCAAAGAGCTTAGTCTCGCAAAAGCGACAAAGGTGCAGAAAGAAAAACGAAGCCAGTTGCTCTCTGCTAATGGTCGATGCGTCGAACTATTATTCGACTATATCGAACTAACGGGCGATCGCTCGGATCTTGACTGGGTTCCAGTGACTTTAAAGGAGGCAGTAGAGGAAGAGATCGCAAAAAAGCCTGAAGCCCAGCTTGTTCCGGGCACAGAAATTGAAGTTGACGGCGAAACAATGATAGTAATCCGCCATGACGTTGAAACTGAGTGGCTTGATGTTCAAACCTTAAAAGGCGTAAGAACTTCGGTTCACATGACCGAAGTTACCGTATTGTCCAACGCTTTGCCACTTACTGCTTAATTCTACAGGACGGATAACTTATCCGTCCTTTTTAAAATATGAAACCTAGATTAGATATAGATAAAAAGGCACCCGTCGCTGTTACTTTATTTTCAGGTGGTGGCGGAGTTGAATGTGGTTTGATTGAAGCTGGAATACGCCCAGTATGCGCGGTAGAGTTTGACCCTACTAAACCGGAGTTATCGGCAAGTTTAGCTGATATGCACGATCGCAATTTTAAAGAATATGGTTGCAAGCTAATTCGTCGGTCAGTTCAAGATGTAGCAAGATTGAATTTCCCAGGAATACCGCGTACCCCTGATTTTTTACACGCATCTCCAGTATGCTCCAACTTTAGCCCAGCGAAAACGGGCGGCGAAGAAACTCAAGTTGATATTGATTGTGCGGAGGCAGTTGCAAAGGCTATTACTGTTTTGCAACCAAAAGTTTTCACTTTAGAGCAAGTCCCCCGTTATCAAAAATCACGGAGTTGGGAAATAATCAAATCTCAACTTGACGTTGACGGATACCAAACTGCGATTGCTGTTTGCAATATGGCAGATTGGGGGTTACCGCAAGCTAGGGTAAGAATAGTTGTTTTGGCTTGCAAGGATTTTCTTCCTGAATTACCACCAAAACAAGATCGTATCAGTTGGTATGAGGCGATCGCGGATCTAATTCCCTCGATGCCTGACTCAAACCTCGTAAAAGCTCAGTTACCCTTAGCTAAGGGTAAGAACCCGTTATTTATTCACCGAACTTGCGAGATTAGGGCCGTGCCTTCAGATCGCTGTGCAAATACTATTCGCCGAAGTTTCTTTACCGACCAAAACGGAAATAACCGAAACAGGTTTGCTGATATTTGGTTGCCTGATGGGACAGTAAAACAAGTTACGATTCCTGCGATCGCTCGACTCCAAGGTTTTCCAGAATGGTATGAGCTAGATCCTTGTTTGTCAGTTTCCGGGCAGATGCTTGGCTATAGCGTTCCACCGCTATTTGCATCTCAATTGTTTTTAAGTTTGATGGCTCAATTAATTCAATTGCAAACACCTACAATGGAACACCAACAAACAGAACCTGTTGAATCGACCTGCGGGTTGCAAATTAGTTTTGGATGGACTGCTCAGTATTTACCAGCTAAGACAGTAACCCGAAGGGATTGGAAAGATAGTCACGCACAAAAATTTATTAAAGCTTACGAGAGAGGCGATCGCGTTGCGGCACTAGATAAGGATAAAAGATATGGGGGAAAACAGATTGGTTGGTGCAAGTTAGCTTGTTTACCATATAAAGAGAAATTATCTGATATGCCTATAAGCGATGTGTCAGCAGAGGGCGGCATGGTTTCGACAACTAAAGAATTTATTGATAAATATTTTGATGGTGATTCATCTAAAGAGGTGTGGGTTATAAGGTTTGCTTTTCTCCCTGGTGAAACTCCAACAGTTCGTATTACCCGCCATGAATTAGACCGTTACGATAGCCCACATTGGTTTGTAACTGCCATCGCCCCCTATGTTGATTTACATGGAACTGTAGGAGAGTGCTGTGTTGGCGGCGGTATTCTTGCCAAAAGTTTAAATCTGATGGGGTGCGACACTTGGACTAACGATATCAATTTTGAGGTTCATGCTGATTATCACGTAGATGCAACGATCGCAGATAATTGGGCTAATTTTCCGAAAACAGATTGGGTATTTACAAACCCACCATATGGTGCAGAAGCAACTCAGATATTGATTAACGCTTACAATCATGCCAAGCGCGGAATTGTGATGCTGCTTCGCACAACTTGGGATGAACCTTGCGAAGATAGAGGAGATTGGTTGTATGACTTTTCCTACACACGGAAAATTACGTTACCTCGATTTAAGTTTCGCAAGGACAAAGACGGCAAGCGATGGGCTACTGACAATTGCACGATCGCTGCTTACATCTGGGACAAAAAGATTCCATGTCAACCAAGCATTTCTCTCCCAGCATCTAAGATTCAACTCTTTCATGACAATCCAGAAAACGGACCATCATGGGAAACTATCGAATTCACTTTCAAGCCTGCGATGGAAGTTGAAATAGAGCCGCAAAAATGTCCTATGGGCGACGCTCATACTGGCTACCTTTACCAAAGGAAGAAGGGCGATCGCTTGATCTGGGAATATCGCTATTGCAACCAGAATTACTATGTTGCTGTTGGGAAATTTGGAAGAGTAAAGACTGGGATTGTTAATGGGCTGTCGGGCGATCGGATTTTGGCTACGGTGTTTAGAGTTAAGGAATCAGTACCAAACCAAGTGGTTGACGTCAATTCTTTGTGTCAGTGATTTAATTCTGTGCAAATCCGTATACAACAATTGAAATGGGCAAATGTTGATAGCATCTGCCCATTATTTTGTACAAACCTAGTGAACAGGAATGCACTCATGAATCTTAAAGCAATTCGCTCCACAATTTAAATAGCTGATATCACAGTTGAGGCATTTAGATTACCGGATGGTAACTACTGTTTCAGCCAAACTCAAACGGCGGAAGTTGTTGGGAAAAAGCAATCTGACATTACGTCTTTTTTACGAACAAAGCGCGGTAAATTGTTACTGGAGGCAGGTTTCACATTACGTCAAGTAGCTGCTGAAACAGCATCGGCTGGCTTTATTGTTGCTGTTCCCCGCGAAATAGCAGAAGCTTTTTGGCGTAGGCAGTTGGCTTTTGACAACATCAAAGCCGACGCTATAGTCGCCGCCCTGATGGCAGAAAGTCTTGAAACCAAATGCGCGATCGCCTTCCAATCAATTCAAATAGTTGAAATAGAGCCGGGTGCCAAAGCCAAAATCAAAAGAGAAGCAGTACAAGCATACCGAGCAACTCTATTTGGCGGATTAACTAACTCCGAGTACGTACAACTAGTGGTTGAATGCCGCCAAGAACATCAAGCATTGCTACGCTAGCACCACAACCACAAATAAATAAAAAAAGACGGATAGAATTCAATTTATCCGTCTTTTCAATATAGGGCGTACACTACTGATTTGAATGGTGTATGCCCTATTTATTTTATTTCCAGTAAATCACCTGGACTGCATTCCAGGGCTACGCATAACTTTTCCAACGTATCAAACGGGATGCTCTTATTTTGCTGGTATTCGTATTTCTGGATCGCGTTTATCTTCATCCCGCACCGATCGGCGAGCGCCTGCTGAGTAATGCCTGATAATGCCCTCATTTCTTTAATCCTTATATATATAGTCATTATTCCCGCAGCGCCAGTAAAACTAGCATATTTCACTCTATGGCGACTAAACCATAGAATATTGCCGCAACTTTCAATAAAAACCATAGGCAGATAGATATTGACTTACCCTCTGATAGGGGGTAAACTTGTGTACATGAATGAGAAACACATTCAACATCGCAGAACCTGCAATTATCTAAATAATTAGTTTCTTGGCAGAACTAACGAAAACCAAGCAGCGATCGCAGTCGCTGAAAAAAGGTTCGCTCTTTGTGATGCCCTTTACTGCTTTACGCGATTTTGTGGTCAACTTGGCTCAGTTCAATTCTGAGCGAACCGACAAGTCGTCGGAGACATCGCTTTTTCGATACAGTAATCCAAAAACACAAGGTAAACATGGCTCGTAATTACGATAAGGCAAAAGACAGCGTTACGGTTTGACAGACAGTCAATCTAACGAAATCAGAGAAAAGCAAGACAGCGGTGCTTCTCAGAGAGAAATAGCTAAGGCGATTAACGAGAAGCAAAAAGAAAACGGTTTTTAATTCTAGTCTGCTACGCGATCGCTGATTGGACATCAACCAAGTTCGATGCTTGGGCGATCGCCTACCCGGTATCAATATTCCGGGGTAAAAAAAGATGTCGTACAAAGTTGATTGCAAAGATGAGCAGTATTGGGCAAGTCTTTCAGAACAAGAGAGTAAACAAATTGTTCTTGATTTAGTTAGTGGAATTGCGGTTCCTTCTGAGCCGTGCAGACCGTCGGACGACAAATGGTTTATCGATAACAACAACTATCAATTAGAAGCCGACTCAGTTACGGGGATTAAATTATGAAAAAGCTAATTAAACAATTAGCGACCCACGAGTACAACGTTGCTTTAGGAATTAACCCAAACGACAGCGACGAAGTAAGAAACAGGGCTTACGCTCGATACGCAAGATACACAACATTATTGTTTGTTTTTAGGAGTTAGGCATGAGAGTAATCGCACTTTTGGTATTGTTTTTGATTTACGCACATCCGGCTAACGCTTATCGGTGGTGCAAAGTTGGAGAAAATTCGACTACCAATGATTGCGTTGACGGTTCAGGAAGTGGTGGATAAAGGAGGTAACGGTTATGGGAATGTTTGCAATTCTTGCTTTAATATTAGTTTTGATTTATGTGCATTTATCCGAAACTTAAATCAAACATCGCAATTGCATCTGTTAAAAAGTGGCGATTGCGGAACACAGAGCGAATGGTTATTGTTGAAACTGAAGATGGTAACCTCAAACTCCCTATTGATATTGCACATCATTTGCACCTTGATTACTGGAGAATATAAAATGCCACAACAAAACGAACTGCCGAACTTCGACCCTGCATGGGACTACGCAACGATTTACGAAAAATTAAACGAGACCACTAATGATGCAATCGCCCTGCTCAACTACATAGCCACGATAGAAAACGCTAACCATGATAGCGATGTTTTGATAATAGAAACTTTGGCAGTTGTTGGACAAAAGCTTAACAGTATTAACGGTTTAATGAAACAACAGTAGTCAATTTAAAATCAAAAGATTGAGGTTTTTAGCTATTAAAATTTAGAAACTGCGACACGTTGCGACACGGTTTTTACCAACTGCGACTCACCGCTGAAACCCTTATTCTTTCGTTGACTGCGACATTCGTTACATGAACTTTGCAACTGCGACATTTAGATTGTCGCAGTTCTCAAAAAATGAGCGCATCAAAAAATATAAATGTAGAACACGCTCTACGTCGTTGTCCTACATTTATATTTTTTCTCAAACACTCACATTTATTCTGAAAAAGTTCTACGTATGAGTACATTTTTACTAGCGACGGATGTCGCGGATTCATGTAGGAAACAGGATGCAATTGCGACATTTTGTACAAAAAATTTGATGGACAAAACCACGTTCGCCAATCTGTTAGGAATAAACAGGCGCACGCTTGGGCGATGGGAGGGAGGAATAGTAAATAAAATAGCGCGACTCCGCTATTACTATTACAGCAATGGGTCTATAACTCTTCCCAAAAAGCCACCTTTACTTGATGGCTACAGGCGCTTGGTTTTGAGTGCGATCGCTTATAGGCGAATGAGTCAAAATAAACCGTTAGAGTTGATACTCGAAGAATTCAAGACTTTTAGTACAGACGTGTTAAGCCGAGAAGCTTACGAAACTTGGGCTAACAATTACAAACAAAGCGAGGGTTAGATTATGTTGAACTTTAACGACTTGGTAGAAATTTTAGGTGACGAATATTCTGAACAAGCGATTCAAAACGCAATCAGTAGCTTGTTTTCTGAAAAGCAACAATTTGACGATAGCGACGTTAATCAAATTAGGTCGCTTCTGAAAGGCGAGACACAAAAATCTTTACCTAAACCAAAAGGTGCGATCGCTAAAAGAAAGAAAGGTGAAATTGACAAGTCACCTCAAAAAATCGAAGCTCAAAGTTTAAGCATCGAGAAACAAAAGCAGATGATTGACGCTGCAATCTTGAGGGGAGTGGCTGATGCCGAAGCACTTCTCAGTCTCAGAGATGAAGCGTTTATTGAAACAATCAAAGGTGCGGAAATAACACAGGCTGACGACTTCATCAATGCGAGTATCGAAGCAATTCTCAAAAGCAAAGCTATCAAAATGAATGCTGACAAAATCATCGACAGCCGGATAGTTAAGCCGGAAGAAAAGAGCTTTGACTCGTTGATGGCAGATGCTAACGACAAGCTGACTGATGAGCCTTGGGCTTGGTTAATTGAGCCAAAAACTGAAACAAATAAAAATCCTTGGGATTTCTTACTGGAGGAAAAGTAGATGCAATTTGACCAAAAAACAATTATGGTGGGAATTTCCTTGTTGGGGACAATCGGCAGCATGACAATGGGGGGAAATCAATTCTCTGGTATGAACAAGGCCAGGGAGCAGTACAGCCGTCAGCGGGAGGTACTGAGCGATGTAGAAAACTCTGAAACCATTCGACTAGCGCAAGACAAAATTGCGATCGCCCGTTATTCCAGTTGCGAACTACTTGCTAGAGGTTCCAGCGAGTCTGGCTTTACGTTTCCAAGTATCGACAAAAATACAGAGGTGGTTGACAGGCACACTGGCGTGGGACTGCCGAAAAATTCTGTCATTTGCGATGCCTACGGGAACACAGCACTTTTGGGTGATGATGGCAAACCGGATGCCAAAACGATCGCTTTTACAGGAAGCAGAGCGACTATCGCGGTTCGTATCAAGCGATATCGGGGTGGTGTTTACTCACAACCCGTTGCCAAATAAAACAGGCGTACCAACTGGTACGCCCATCAAAAAAAACTTAACTTACAAACAAGGATATCTCAAGTGAAACTAAGCTTTAAACCTACACGACCAGTAATTTTCCTTATGATTGCAGGGGTCGGAACATTGTTGTTTCTATTGGTGGTAAACAACGTCGCTCCTTATACCGCATTAATGCAAAATTGGGCTGGCTCACTTTTTGCACCAGCTGAGAATCTATTTTCGGGAGTCGCTCGATGGTTGAACGTGGGGATTTACTGGCTGCTAGGGGTAATAACTTATTCAGTGGTTCAGTCCTTTGAACTATTTCCCCGCATCATTAAAACGGATAGACAACTAATTCAAAAATTACTAAATGGGGTTAACAACTCAAGCAACTACCAACCTCGTAACGGAGACTCAAAAGTAGTAAAGGGCCTTAAAAAAGTCGCGTCGCAAGGGCTTATATGGGCTTATGCACATCTAGAAACAGTCAAAAATATAGCATACGTTATCGACTCCATCGTCTGTTATATGTACTACCCCTTTGTCAAGTCTGGTAACTGGGCCGATATTTTCGGAATTATCTACGCGGGCAAATTCGACCAACTCGACTACGGAAACATTGCAAAGTTCTTTCTGACAGTAAAAGGTGTCGAATGGGCTTTAGAAATATTCCTCGCACTTTGGGAAATGTTCAAAGCCGCCAAGTCTGTTAGATCCGGCGAATCAAATCCGTAATTAACTGGTAGGAAGTTCGAGGCTTTTCGGTGGTTCAACTCCACCACTACCAATTGCAACAACACATTATTTTTTTATGATTAACGAAAACAACGAACCACAGGCAGAAAACGAAGAAAAAAACCAGCTAGTCTACGAAGTACTCGAAGGCATGGAGCAAAGCAATTCCGAACTGATTTTACTTGGTGGGGTACTTGGTGGCATTGTCGCTGCAGTATTGATTAACCCGATCGCAGGCGCATTTCTGCTAGCTGGCACGGTTGGTACTTCAATCCTGGGTTCTAGGCAACGGGGGAGCGATCGCATGAAGGTTCTAACTGGCGAAGTTTCCCCAGTCGCCTATATGAATGCTGACCAAATGAAAAGCTATAAACAAATCATCGGGGAAGATAACTACACCTTAGAGATGAGAACAGTTGTAGAGGCAGGAGAAAAACTTGTTAATGTGTCCAAGGACGTAAAAGAAGCTGCTTATCAGATGGTACTTGAGAGTGACTTTAAGCAAGTTAATCCGATTGAACAACTCAGTCTCTATTCACGGGCAAGTTGTTTGATATTAGGGCGATCGGGCGATGGTAAGGATATGTGGGTGTCAAACACGTTGCGCGATATCAAGAAAACTGGAGGGGTGCGGGTTTATGTCGTTGACCCCAAAGGAACCGACCACGAAAAAACCTATTATGAAGGCGTTGCGGACGTATACCAGGCTTTTAAATCTGGGAGCATGAGCGACGCTGAAGTTGTTGATAATTTCAAAAAAGCTTTTGAGCAATTCCTTTCAATTCAAAGTGACACCTGGCTTCTGGTAATCACAGAAAGCACTTTAGTGGGTGACGCATTCAGCCGAACAAAAGACAACTATTTGGCTGAGAAAATCAGCAAACTAGTGACCACGGGCAACGCTGACAAGCGCAACCTCTGGATGATGGCTCAAGTGACTAACCTTGCAAATCTGGGAATTGATTCTAACGCAAGAGGACAATTCCCCACGTTTGCAGTTTGTCATCGTAAGAACATTGACAACGCCGTGAATAGTTGGGGTAAGTACGGGACGCTTGGCAAAATTAAAACTGAGGTGTTGCGGCTGGCTTGTAAAACTTCCCCTAGAGAAAGATGCTTTTACTCTCCCAATGTTGGTGAATGGTTGCCAATGCCCGAATTGCCGAACTATTCGGGATACGACCGCGACAAATTCACCAAGACCACTGCGATTGCACCCACACCTACACCACAAGAAATCAAAGACACACATCAAAGTGAGCGGCATGAAAATAGCGATTGGACTTGGGGGGCGATCGCACTCGAATTAAGAAAAACTTCCACAACCGATATAGTTGAGTTCCTCAAAAACTTGTACCCAGACGTGCCAAACAATCGACTAAACGAAGTTATTGCGGGAATTAAAGCGAAAGCTATGGAAAACGGCGATAACGATATCATTAGCAAGTTTTCTCTCTAGCGCAAGTTAAAGGCTACATCCGGGTTCAATTCCCGAATGCGCTCTGTCCAATTCAACTAGGAGCAATCATGCAATCCGGCTACATCTATTTAATCAACGCACAGGGAACAGATCGATACAAGATTGGGTTAACGACTCGTACCCCAGAAGCAAGGCTCAAAGAATTAAATGGCAAGCAATCGCCCTTCCCTCTGCTTTTAAAGTACTCTGTCAAAGTCAGTGACGTACACTCTTCAGAAACCGCAATACATCAAGATTGCAAACGCTATCATTACCACAACGAATGGTTTCATTTTCCTGGCGATAGTGTTGGGGTGGCGATCGCTTCAATGAAAAAAGCAGCGAAATCGCGAATCAACAGCCCAACTTTCAATTACTTGCCGAGCGGTTACGGCGGTTTTTCATTTTTTGTTTTTCTTTCCGGTTGCATACTTTTCCTATCCCTAGGTTGGGTAGCGAACAATCCCTATAATCCAAAGTACAACAATTGTGTTTTCCACGGTGGTGGGGCAGCTTGCGAAAAAGTCAAGAGGAATTAAATCATGGAGACATCTACCGCAACGGCAAGACCAGCGAACAAGTACAACAAGCGTCACCAAAGCAAGCGCAAGCCCAATTTTAATGCTCGCTACGGAAAGCTCGCTGTATATATAAAGATATGCGCTCAAGCCCATCGAACTACAAAACAAACGTGTTGCCTTTGCCTGAAGAACTCTAGCGAGGAAATACATCACAGCTACTACATTAAGCCAGGTATCACAAAGGCTGGTTTAAACGGCTTTCCGCTTTGTAAGCCGTGTCATGATATTGCACATCTTCCTAAAAACTACATGGTTTGTAGTAGAAGCCACTGGAACAACAAAAACACTCCAGAGTTTCACGATCGCCTAGTACTGGGGTACAACCTACTAAACATTTCAACATCAAGCGGGAAACAGAGGTAGAATAGCGAGTATACCGACTGCCGAGGACATATGCCGTTCAAAGACCACGAATTCACCGGAGATAAAAACTTACCTCGCAAGCTTACACCTCACAGTTTTAAGATCGGTGAGCCTTATGACTCCGTGTTGCGATCGCTTCCCGATAAATCAGACTGGTTACGCCAAGCAGTAATCGACAAGATAAAGAAAGACGGGCTAATAAAATAAAAAAGACGGATGACAATCATTGTTATCCGTCTTTTTTATTTGTGTTTCTAAAATATTTTTAGCAAATGTATTGACACAAGCGAGTATACCCGCTACTATATTTGTATGAGCGATGAGGGAAACCGAGTTGCGGCAATCACCAGAATTCGGGAAGGTGAATAAACAATATCCGAGGCGGCAGGTTAAAGAGACGTTCCCGCTTTATAAATTGACCCTCTTAGCAGATTTAGAATTTTACAGCTTAGAAAAATTCGTGGTATCCGGTTAGCGGTTTGGCAGGTGCAATCCCTGCAATACCTCTGGGTTATCCCCAAATTAAAAGCGATCGCCCTCCAGCCAAGAAGTAAGCGATCGCATTATCCAAACAGAGTCATTAGTAAGGACAATACAATGTTAGCAACAAAAAACCCTTGGACACTTGAACAACGCGAAATCATTGCAGCAATCGTTAACGATGCATTGACTATTAAATTAGAAGCTAGCGACGTAGTTGGGTGTGTGGTAGAAGGTGATGATGTTCATGTTATTTGGAATGGTGAATTCAGGCAGTCTTTTTGGTTTGGTAGAGAGTGGTTTCGCGATCGGGTTGCAGCCAAGAAACAAGAATTAGAGCTTCGTGTTGAATGTGCCAAGCGCGGTTTGCGAGTAATGTTATATACAGAAGGCGATGAAGGGTTCTATATTTGCTGTGGCAATCAGTATATTGGTCAGATGATAGCGCCTGGACAGCATTCAGATTATTGGTCAATTCTTCCTAGCTATGGTTCTCGCCAACTTGCTGGGCGATTAACGGAAACAGCGGTTAATGATTTATATGTGAAGGCATTAGCCGTTAGCTTGTAAATTTTTTGGCTGGGTGCGACTGCCTTAAATCCGCTTTACTCAGAAAACAAAAAAGGAGTCTAAATAAAATGAGAGAAGCAATCTTGAACGTTGTTGAAGCAAAATCAAGTTTAGATGAACTAATGGAAGAGCGATCGCTGTTAGAACAGAAAATCAAACTTGCGGAATTTAAGTTGTTAGATGCCAAAAAAGAATTGCGTGAAGCGCTGCCAGATAATAAAGTTTACGTCTTAGGTGATAAAGGGCTAGCAGCTCGCAAAGATTTAGAAGGAAGAATTTCGATTAATCCAATAGTCACTGTTGAAATTCAAAGTCAATAGCAATCATCCAATTACCCCAAGAAGCAATGTGCAATTGCAACTGCCAAGACGATTTTGCTAATTGGCAGCAAGTTGAACACTATGCTCAACGATTAATTAGTTAGGTCAAAATTGAAAGGCGATCGCAGTGTCATTACCACTGCGATGCCTTTGGCGACCTTTGGTATCGCCAGTACAAACAATCTAGGAGTTTGCACAATGACAATATTACAGTATGTTCAAGTAGAAAGCGACGTTGCTTTAATTGACAGCCGAGTTTATTGTAGGGATATTATCGAGGTAGAACATCGGTTTTGGTTCAGCGATACGCTTAAGAAATACCAACCCCTTATAGAAAGCAGGTTTGGAATAGTGAGGTTTGAAACCTCACTATCGGGAAAGGTAGGGATGCCGGAGAAATATGCATTGTTGACTGAGCCGCAATGCAATTTATTACTTGCTTTATCTCGAAACATTGGGAAAGTCGCGGAAAAAAAAGCCGATTTGATAGCTGACTTTGAGGCAGCAAAACAACAAATCCGCGCTAGCTTAGAGCGCAGTCTTAATCCTCAAGTTAACCCACAACTAGACCCAACTCGCTTTGATTACTGTTTTGATGCAGCGGTTCAAATAACCGGGCATCGTAGCCGCTACGCCACAATGCGACGACTACTGGATTATCTAGATGAAGGAAAAGACTATCAGTGGAATGGTTCAACGTTGTGGTTATGTAACCCGATTTTCTATTCTTTTATTGCTGCTAGCCGCACCATTCGAGGCATAGATGTAGAGCAAGTTGGACAAACAGTGACCCTAGATTGGGATTATTATTGCCGTGTCAACAAAGCTCTAAAAACTCCCAAAAATGCTTTATTCCCGAAAGCTTGTTTTATTTTCAAGAACGGGCATACCCAACTCACCTTAAACCTCGGATCATAAGTCATGACAACAGAGCAAGCATTAATTGCTTTGTTGCTCACCCGAGTAGCAGAGTTGGAACAACAGGTCAAATACGATCGCCTGACTAGAGCATTAAGCCAAAGCGCATTGATTAGCCAGTTGCATAGTGAAGATGAAGTAACAGTGATTGCTGTTGATGTCCCCGGACTGGGCATGACTAATGTGAGGGAGGGTCATGATAAAGGCGATCGCCTATTAATTGAAGTAGTAATGGGCTTGAAATCATGCGTCCGAATGACTGACTGCATTTATCGCCGTGGTGGTGATGAGTTTGTGATGATTTTGCCGCACTGCTATTACTTTGATGCAGACAAGGTTGAATCAAGAGTGCGATCGCTAAACATAGACTTATACCTAGGTGTTGTTTCTGGTCAACAGCAGCTATCAGTTCTAGTTCAAGCAGCTTTCACCCAAGTCGAGTGCCAAAAAATCAGGAGAAAAAATGGAAAGCTCTGAAGAACAAAATAAGCAACAACGCACAGCTATTTGCAGCACAATTCATGGCAGCGTTGCTGGCAAATCCAGAGTACACCACAGAAGATTTTCACGCGATCGCCCGTGATGCAATTTCAGCCGCAGATATTTTATTAAAGGAGTTGAACAATGATTAATTTTGGTTTATGCAATCCTCCAGAACCTATCTATTTATATGTTCGCGCTGGCGAGGACAGCGCTTCGTCACTCTGGTACAAGTTTAATATAGACACCCAACAAACAATTCCTGTCGCTGAACGAGGACTGTGCGGGAAGCTGCAAGAACTACGGCTAACTAATAAAGAGTACAAGGGTAAAACAAACGTAAAGCTTGATATTGTTATTCAATCCGATGAACTTTACATTGTTCGCACAGGAATAGAGACTAATTTTGCTAAGACCTTTTTACTTGCGATCGCCCAGTTTGATGTGTCAAAGCCATTAATTTTAGCTGTCGCACCGGGAGAAGAAACCGTAGTGTTTGCCAGGGTTTACGATGCAACCACTAAACAACGAATCAAGGCAGACTGGAATAAGGATGCTAACTGGGCTGGCATCATCGCTACCGTACAGGCAAGACTTGGGCAACCAGAGGAAACGCAACCACAAAACCGTGAACTCACTCCTCACTTTAATTCTGCAAACCTTCCACCTAATCGCATTGATCGAGAAATGTTGATAGACGAAACCAGCTCGTTAATGAAGCGTAAAGGAATTCAATCTGACCAAGCAAGACACCTCACGATGACCTGGTATAACGTCAAAGCGCGATCGCTTATGAGTGATGCCCAACTACTTGATTTTCGAGACAGGTTAAACCACTGGCAACCTGAAATGGCGCAACGGTAAAGCAAGGGAAACAAAAAAAGACGGACAACCATGATAGGTATCCGTCTTTTTTTGTTTGTGTCAGCAGATATTGGTTTAGAAGTTAAACAATCGACATTGGAACTTACCGCCACACAGGCGAGCAAATAAGTCGCCAAATTCTTGCTCAGACGGTGCGGCAAACCACCATCAAGACTTTATCAAAATGTTGTTTGTGCTTCTCGGTTGCGTTCTCTTCCAACCATTGGTGAATAGTTTGTTTCCTGTGCCCGTTCGGTTGGACGGGGTTGAGATTGTCCAGCTTCGCCCGTTCCTCTCTACATTCAGGGTGTGATAGACGAACTCCCACATCCAATTTGCTAACTTAGGATGGTTGCGCCCGACTTTAAGAAAGGATGCAATTTTATCCATGTTTTCGTCACCAAATAACGGGTGAAATTTGCGAGGTGTATCCATAACGCGGATGTCGTCTATTCGTCTTTCTTCAATTGTGCGCCGAGTACCGTACTTGGTCAAAGCGATCGCGTAGGGAGTCATCTGTTAGCACATCGACTAAAGTCTCGGCGTGTTCGTTGCCGTTTTTATTCTCGAAATTCCAAAAAATACGAACATCTTTAAGCGACAGGGTTTCAGCGTAGCGGAATCGTTGTCCGTCGTGATATTTAACCCTGACTCGACACCACGAAAACCCCTTATCCTTAAGGCGTTGAGCCTTGTCGGGAGTCTTAGACTCGAACTCGCCAAAATATCAAGAAACCCGGTTGACCGCTCGCAACATCTGAGATTGACTCATCCGATATTCGCCAGTCTCAATTATCCGAATTGCATCAAATTCTAAGTTGCCAATATACAATTTAACTGCTTCGGCTGCGGTATAATCTTTCTTAGCCATCTTCGTACTGAACCTACGATTGTGGTGGGTGGGCTGTTCAAAGTAACGGCGTTGACGCGCCGTGCCCATCTCAAAACATTGTATATCAGAAGAAACATAATATAATCTAGCAACACAAAATATTTTTAGATAATTTTATGCGACTGCGATCGCCCCAAATCCGAGTCAACATTGCAAATCGTTTTATTTATCAAAACGATGATGGTTTTTTGCAATCAGCAGAAGTGACTCTGGGGGAACAAGAAAGGGCAAGTAGTTGCACGGTTTCTGTGTTTGACCCTGACCTTAAATTATTAAATTTACTATTAACTGAATTTCAAAGAGTTGGAGGAATAATAGTACCGAAGGGATTGCTAGGAGAAGAGAAGAAGGAAGAGACAAGCGCTACTGGCACTGGCACTCCATCTTTGACTGGCGACCCAAACGGCTATTTGAAACAACTAGAACAAAAGTATGGCGTTTCGGATTTATCTGGGTTGACGCCTGTTGGGAGAAAGGCTTATCAAGCGTTGTCTAATTCAAACGTGAGGGCTTTTTTAGATGCGGTTGCGATCGCGGAACTAGGCGATAATGCAGCTGCAAAAGGTGGGTACGGTTACTTATTTGGGGACACTGGGGGGACTGAGACGTTTGACCCCAAGACATTAACGACACATCCACGCAAAAGGCGATCGGCTAGCGGTTTTACTAGTTCGGCGACGGGAAGATACCAAACAATGGATTTTGTTTGGGATGACGATACCGCATATGGGTCAAAAGGTTTAGGATTGAAAGATTTTAAGCCGATATCGCAAGAGATTTTAGCAGTTGGAAGAATGATATATCGAGGAATACTGGAAGAGGTGGAGAGGGGGGATATAGAAGCAGCGCTAAACGGAGATGGGCGAAAGGGCAACGGGGCATCATGGGAATGGGCATCATTAGAACCAGCAAGGTACGGGCAAGGGACACCTGGAGGAAAAAAGGGGACGTTTTTAGCTAACTTCAATCGGCTCAAATCAGTTTCATCTAAAACTACTACGACTGCCCCTACTACTCCAGCAACCACTAGTACAACCGCTTTACCATCTGCCTCTGATACACTCAAAACTCTGGGAAAAGACACTAAGACGGATAGCGCGGCAATAGATGTGACTCAAGGCGTTCGCGTTTTTGTTGAAATGGGGTTTAACGACACCGAAATGACTGTCTACGAATTCCTCCTCACCGATCTTCGAGGCAGCGATCGCATACCTCACACAACCACAATCCAGGGCAAACAAGTAAGGGCAATCATTGCTAAAAGTCTCAAATCATTTGCAGTTTATCGCAACACTACTATTCGTCAACTTGCAAATCAAATTGCCGCAGGTGTTGGGGCAGAAGTGGCGATCGCGGACGATATTGATGCTGATAAAGTAATGACTGTAGTGAAGAGAAATGAAACTAACTATCAAGCCTTGGTTAAAGCAGCTAAAACAATCGGGTTATTTGTTCGTGGGGATACAGAGAAAATTAAGTTAGAAGCGTTGAAAACTTCAGACAAAGTTAGGTTTGCCAAAAAAGATGTTTTACTCCCTGGTTCAACTTGGGGTGATACTGCAAGCAACGACCGAAACATTACCCCAGTCCAAGCCGAAAAAGTAGTTACACCAACTACCTCCATTACACCACCAACCACTACTAACTCTTTACCAACAGCAGCCACGGAATTAAACAAGCTACAACCGACGATTAACTTAAACAAAGCTGGGATACTTGACCTTAAATCAGCAGCCGATGAAAAAAAAGGAGTAGGAAAAGGTTTTGAATCAACATTAAACATTCTGACGGTGTTGCAGCCTGATGTTTTAACCTGGCAACCTGGAGAAATTGTTAAGCCATCTACTGGCTACGGTGAAGCAATTGACCGAGGTTACCGAATATCTCAGGTTAAACATTCTTGGGCGCAAGGGGCGATCGCATCTACTATTTCAATCTACTTACCAGTTGCAGTGGTGGTCAAGCAAGATTCAACGCCTACTCAAGGGGGTGCTGTTAGTGGGACGGCTGCGATCAATAGTCCTGATTTCGATAAATGGGACGCGAAATGGAAAAAAGCAGCAGCTAAGGGAGATGTCATTGCAGGCTATCCGGTAACTTCTGGTTTTGGGCCACGTAATACCGGAATACCCGGTGCGAGTACGTACCATCGAGGCATTGATATTGGATGCGGTTCAAATACTAAGCTGTACGCAATTTGCAAATCAGGTGAATCAATTGACGTGACTTACTTGCCAAACCAAGGTAGCGCGGGAAATATGGTGAGGTTTGATTATGGTGGATATACTTTTGAATATTTGCACCTGACAAGTGGAGGGAGTGGAAAGTACAATGCAGGGCAAGTAATCGCTTATTCGGGTAGCACAGGTGTTGGAAGTGCAGCACATCTTCATTTTCAAATGCGTAAAAAAGGAGCCGACAAAAATGGACTTTTCGCAGCTCCAACAGGGTGGATTCAATGGTGCTTGACTGGGCAACCACCTGGTTAATCAAACAAACTCAACTGCCCTAGCGCTTCCGACTGTAAATGTGACTGCGATCGCCTCCGATTAATCTTGTTGTCTTGGAATTGTTGCAGCTTATCCCAGGGGAATGGGCGTTTCTTCAATTCCGATGGGATTATTACCCCTGGACGCGGACGGGCAGCATTTAACAAAATTGTTGCGGCATCGGCGTTAAGATACATTTCCCTTTCTACCCAAATATAGTCAATCCCTTCTTCGTAATCGTTTTTGATAACAGACCGCGTATAAGTGCGGTTGCAATAGTCTACCCATTCGTGAATCTGAGTGGAAGAATAGGGGAAAGCTGGCTCTTCTGATTTTGTGTCAAAAGACAGGGATAGCGATCGCTCTAGATGTTGGCGGTAACGTTTTTCTACTTCGATGAAATAGCGTCTTGCTTCTTCCCCTTTGTCAGTGTTTGCAGCTAAACAAAATGATTTAGATGCATCGACAGATAATTTATGCTTATTGGAAATCCCTAATACTTTATTTCCCACAATGATGTGGAAATCAATTTCTGGGATTAGGCGACCTTTGAGTAATGCCCGTATTCCAGAATCTTTACGGCTATATCCTGCATTTTCCCAAATATCGTCAAAGTCAATAGGAAATTGCTGTCCGTTACGCTCTGCTTCGAGTGCGTCCAAGATGAATTTTTCTGTTAGCATTGGTTTGTTCGGAAGTGTTGATTCTGAACCCGGTTGTTAGAGCGATATGCCTACGGCACGCTGACGCGATCGCTTGAGGTACGAACTCAAGCTTTCGTTGCCGGACTAAAAAATATTGTACTGTAAAAGAAACGCGATAATGTCTGCTGACACAAATTAAGCGATTTTAGTTTCAAGCTCAGTCGCTAGGGCTTGTTCAATGATTGCGATCGCAGCCATTGCGATCTCAGTCGGTGTACCTGATGGTAAATTAAAAACGATCGCTCCAGGTTGAAAGTTGACGGTTTTACTACTACCCGCACCAAGTAGATTACCTGTGAGATTTTGCAACATTCGAGGGGTGAGAACAGCCTCGGATGAATTGGCAATAACAAAATCTGAGCCTGTGGGCTTGCGTGCGGCTTCGGAAGCTAGAGCACCTAGGAAGCCACCACTAGCTGGAATAAAACCATCAGCACGAGAGAAAAAGGAACTGGCTAATCCAGAAGCAAAACCCAGTAACCCGCCAAATAAACCACCAGTAGCAGCACCAGCCGTGGTACTTTGAACAACTGGACTAGAAACAATGCCACCAGGGTTACTGATGGCTTGGGTGATGCCCGCTAGTTTCTGTTGTATTGCTCCAAAAAAACCGCTTACAGCAGAAGCGATGCCGTCAATGATTGAGGCAACCTTTTTCGTTAGTTTGTCCCAAGTAGTTGAAACAAAGCTACTAATTGCTTCCCAGTTGTCACTAATCAGTTTCGCTATAGCGACTACTCCTACAACTATTGCACTAATAATCAAGACGGGAACGCCAATTAAAGCCCCCGCTACAACTGATACGACACCAGCAACAAAAGTACCAATTGCCCCAATGATAAAAGGTGCGATCGCGGTGGCAGCCAATGCTAATGCTCCAGCAAGATAAACCTTCCAATCGAGATTTGCAAAGAATGCGCCAATTCCAACAAACACTCCCTTAATTAGACCTCCCCATTTGATGGATGCGATCGCGCCAAGTAATCCGTCAAAAACAAGGTTTGTAGCTTGAGCTAAAAATTTACCGACACTTGCACCAATGTCGGTTCCTGATAGAGATTTTAATTTGGCTAATCCTCCAGCTACACCAAGTAGATAGGCATTGAGAGCATTTACACCGTCGTAGAGCGATTGCATGGGGTCGGTTCCACTAAATCCCAGCAGCCTTGTCAGATTTTCAACGATTCCATTACTGCCAATTAGGATATCTAAGGTATCCCCAAAAGCTGTAAATACCGATTGATAACCGTCTATTTTCGGTTCTAAGTCGCGCTGGATTGAGAACAGTCCAATAGTTGGGTCAAACAGTGCGTCCGTAAATGCCGACAATCTAGCTTTGACCGTACCTTGAAGCAGGTCAATCATTTGTGGAGTAACGGCTTTTTCCAATGCCTCGGTTAACAGCTTTACTCGTTCAAGCCCGGATAAGTCACCCGTTGATTTTACCCCTCTCGCCGTCAATCCTGATTTTAAAGCGTTTGATAACTGCGGGTTATTGGCGAAAAATTGATACTGGTTTAGCCCTTGCGCTCCTACACTTCCACCAAGAAAAGCGGATACTGCTGAACGGGACGCACCAACATCACCACCAGCCAAATCCGACAATAAGGCAATTCGAGAACTGGATGATAATTGAGCTTTTTTAATAGTATCAAGCGATGCACCCGCACCTTTTAAAGCAATGTTGTAATCATCCTGGATAGTTTTAAAAAACACCTGGATATTTTCTGCGTTAACAGGCAAGTCCTTACCTAGCTTTGCGATCGCAGTCTCTACCCCCTGCGTATATCGCCCAGCATCCCTCTGAGATAAACCTAATGTCTGCATTGCGGTTGACAATGCAGAAACTTGCTCAACTTGACGCTGAATCGCATCGCTACCTGCTGATGATAATTTGCTAAAGGCAAAAGTAGCTGCTTCTGCTGCTTTGTTTAACAGGAAATATTGTCCACTTAACAGGCTTACCGCATTAACTGCTTTACCTGTTTCTTGGGTTGATTGCGTGAATTGCGATCGCATTGCTCCCAGAGCATTTGTCACTGAGCCAACTTGCGATCGCAATTGGTTGAACGCGCCACCTGCTAAATTGCGGGCATTTATTGCAATAGAAACAACTGAATTAGACATAAGAATAAGAAAATTCAATCCAACAAGGTAAAAAATCTTTTAGCAACCGTTTAACTGTTCGCAATTCGGGAGAACCCTCAACATAAGTGCTTGGAAGTTGAACAACATAGGAGAATGGGTCAATCCCTAGCCCACCAGGAAAGGTTGTCACATTTAGAATAAATCCCGTCTGTGGAACCAGGGTAACGGTTAGGCTGAAAATGCTAAACAATTTGGTCAAAACCTCTCTGTTTCCGCGATTGCTCCAAATAAATTCAGTTTCCTTTAATAGCGATCGCTTTACTTCGACAGTCCAAGTACTATCCCATAAATCACCCCACCCAGACCACCTTGCTATCTCGTCCAACCATTCAACACGGCAGGTTTCAGGGTCTAGATAATCTTGACGGTAAGTAAGTAAGCGATCGCTCAACTCAACATATTTCTCCGCAATGCCTTGCGTTAGCGCGATCGCTATCTCTTCTTGCTCATCTCCCTGTCGATAGCAAGACGGGAGGTATTGTGTAACTTCATTTTGCATAACTTGTTTATTGGTTTTGCTTTATGTGTTGACATCGACACAAACCACTGATAATATAAAAATATGAACGAGGCGTTAAGAAGTTGCGACCTTCTCAATGCCCCTAACCAATCGACAAAAGTACACTTTTTGAGGATTAGCTAATGACAAATATACAGCCATTTTCATTTAAGTTGGCGCAAAGCTTGTATGCGTCGCAAGAAAGTTTCCCCGTTGATTTTGATTTTGCGGTTGAGTGGTTGGGGTATTCAAGAAAAGATAACGCAAAGCGTGCTTTGACTAAAAACTTTGTAAATAAAACCGATTTCCTCATCATTGAGGAGATGGTAGAACGCTTACAGGGCGGTGGCGCTGCCGTTGAGCGAATTTATCTTTCCGCTAATTGCTTGAAAGAAATGGGGATGCTTGCACAAACCGAAAAAGGAAAGCAAGTACGCCAGTATTTCCTTAAGTGCGAAGAGATTGCGAAGAAAGCGATCGCGGTAATTGATTCAGCTTCAAATGTCACCGATCTCGATGTAGTTGCGAACTTGGCGGCTATGATGGGTGGGCTAGCTAAAGGCATCAAAGCATCAACGGATGATATCAAGCGAACAGTTGCTTCCGGTGAAGTAGTGGTAGTTTCAGAAGTCCGCTATGCCGCTCATAATCACAGCGAAGAAAATAAAGCGATTGCCAGTAAATTAGATCGATTAATTGAAAGCCACCAACGCTTAGAAAATAGTGTTGAGTCTTTATCTGTGGATCAAGTAGAAACTATCGTTTTGTGCAAATCCAGCAACCGTAACACTCGCACGATAGCTTTTCATTGCGAAACAGAGGAGCAGTACCAAGAATTTTTAGCGTTAGCTGAACGCTCTGGAATGTCTCGCTCTAAGTTTTTCTTGGAAGTTAATTGCAAAGCGCTAGGCGTTGAATAACATTCTTCATTTTGAGGTTGTCCGTTTTTTAGACAACCTCAAAATGACATACTTACTCACTCAAAAAATCATGAAAAAATCAGAAGATCCACACGGCGATAAGTCCTATCGCAACCGTTACAGCATTGACCTACACAAGTTTGATAAGGCGATCGCGCAACTTGCCAAAAAAGAAGATAGAGGCAAGGCAAACATGGTTAAACAATTGATTCGAGAAGCGTTAACGGCAAGAGGAGTTAACGCGGATGAGGAATAAAAGTTCTGCATTTGGATGGTGTAAACGTGGGCACGTTAGGGTAATGACTCTTGAGCAATGGTCAAAACATCCAGATAAAGCAGTATGCAAAAACAGACCGGGCTTATGGTTGAACGACAGATTTGAAGACGTAATTATCAAGTAATCAAATAGCTAGAAAGAATGAGAAGTTAATCTTTCTTTCTAGCATCAAATAAGGAGAAAACAATGGAACTTAGACCATACCAAAAGCAATTGATTGACAATATTAATGCAAGATGGAAAGCTGGCGATCGCCGAGTGTTAGCACAGCTACCAACAGGGGCTGGTAAAACGGTTTGCTTTAGTGAACTAGCCCGCCAGTTCCTTGATGTCGGTGAATCAGTGTTGATTCTAGCCCACAGAAAAGAATTAATTATTCAAGCCAAAGACAAATTAGAAGCAATAACTGGATTGCCGTGTGGTGTTATTAAAGCAGGCTACCCAGTCTCAGAAATATTTCCCATTCAAGTCGCTTCAGTGCAGTCGTTAATCAGACGTAAACGTTTTCCGGCTGCAGGACTGATAATAGTCGATGAAGCGCACCATTCTATAAGTAAAACTTATATGGATATCATGGCTGCATATGCGGACTCAAAGATTCTGGGCGTAACAGCCACCCCGTGTCGATCTGACGGGCAAGGATTTAAATACCTGTTTGACAGCTTGGTGGTAGGCGTATCACCAGGCCAGTTAATAGAAGATGGATACCTTTCTAAGTTTCGAGTTTTTCGTAGTAGCAGCAAGATCGACACTAAAGGAATAAGAAAAGTTGGTGGAGACTATAACCAAGGTCAGTTAGAAGATGCTGCTAGAAAAATTACTGGAGATTTGGTGACTACTTATCAAAAATATGCCGAGGGGAAATCTAACCTTGTGTTTGCAGTTTCAATTGAGCATTCCAAGGAAATAGTCCAGGCATTCAAGGCAGCAGGCATATCCGCTGAACACGTTGATGGAGAGACTGACGATTTAGAACGCGATCGCATTTTTAATCGGTTTCGCAGCAAAGAAACAATGGTGCTGTCAAACGTTAATGTAGCAACAGAAGGAACAGACATTCCTCAAATTGAGTCAATCCAGGTTGCACGTCCAACAATGAGCTTAATTCTTCATTTGCAAATGTGCTTGGATCTGGAAACCGAGGTATTGACCCATCATGGGTTTAGGAAATATAGCGAAATTAAGCAATGGCACAAAATAGCAGCTTATGATCGCAATACTGATGAAATCAAGTGGACTTACGCACAAGAATATATCCACCGTCCACTTACACCAGGGGAAAAAATGGTTTCTGTGTCTAGCCCATCCCTGGATATCCGAGTCACTGATGGTCATAACATGGTGTGGCGATCAAGGGGAAGTGAGAAAAGCTGGCAATTGTCGCCAGCGAAAGATTTAGCATCTCGATATGACGGGTACGAAATTCCTATCTCTGGATTCTTGAAGACATCTGGGTTGCCTTTGGCTGACGATGAAATCCGTTTCCTTGGATGGTTTTTGACTGACGGAAGTATAAATCTAAAAAGTGGACAAGTAAATATCTATCAATCCGGTCATCAGCCTTGGTTGCAGCGCATTTTTGACTGTTTACAAGGATGTGGCTTTAAATTTGGGGTTGATATTAGGCAGTGTGCAACAAATTTTGGAGAATATGAGCGCTATCAATTTTACGTTTCAAAAGGAAAACCCAGAGCAACTGATACTCATTTGCGAGGGTGGGGAAGCCTTGCAAAATACTTGAACAAAAATCTATGTCGAGCATATGATGCGATATCTAGAGATCAACTAGCTGTATTGCTAGAAGAATTGCATTATGGCGACGGAACTAAAATGGAGGGACAAAGCTGGACGAGACGTAGCTATCACATCAGCACTGGCAACAAGTTATTTGCCAATAACCTACAGAGGCTTTGCGTGACTCGTGGGTTTAAGTGCAATATTGCAGAAAGCGATCAGAATGGGGATAAACTCCTGTATTTATTGCATATAAAGGATACGCAAACCCGTTATATCGGTGGCGTTGCGTGTGGCGATCGCCCGATACTGAAAAATTGCGAGTTTTCCTCCGATGAGTGGGTATGGTGTTTACAAAACAGATACGGAACCTTGGTAACTAGACGCAATGGCAAGGTTGCCATTGTAGGCAATTGTGGACGTGGATTGCGTCCATCGCCAGGTAAAGAGCATTGTGTCATCATCGATCATTCTGATAATTGGTTAAAGCATGGGTTGCCTGATGAAGATAGAGAGTGGACTTTGGAGCCAGTGTCTTTGAAACCCGCACGATTTACCCAAAGCTGTCTTGAATGTCACCACGTCTTTGTGCCAAGATCGCACGAGCAAAAACCTTATCGTCAAACAGTTGATGCTTTGGGTCAAGTTAAAAATATTCTTAGAGCCACTTGTCCGGCTTGTCTTCACTCTTTTGAATGGGAGCAAGGGGAAGGAGGGGAAGGAGTGGAACCAGGTGAAGGAATTGCCATCGCTCAAGAACGTGGCGAAATCGAGGAACTAGACTTAACCCTAACGCCTAAACATAAGGACATTATTGATAATGTTGCTGCGATCGCTAAACAGAAAGGGTATAAGTCAAAGTGGATTGCGATGTACATCATCGAAACCTACGGGGAGGATGCGAAAAGATTCACTCACGGAGATATTCGTTATCTTGCACGAGAGTGCAAAATGAGTTTTGATGTAGCTACTAATAATTTCAAAGAAAAATTAGCCACCATTGCGCCACCGCCATCACTTGGTTTTCCTACTATTGGATTTAACGAAGAAGTAGATAAGTTGTTGGCGATCCAAGCTGAAAAAGGTTACAAAACAGGATGGACTTTTTACCGATTGACGGAAACCCTTACTTTTGAGCCGAGTGTTGCTGATTGGCTGTATGTAGCTGAGAAGTTGCAATACCCAAAAGAATGGGCGTATCGCAAAAAGATAGAGTTTAGTCTGAAATAACAAAAAGACGGATAGAGCTTTCTATCCGTCTTTTTGTTATTTCACAATGGACTGGCTAATTGGCATCAAAGAAAGACATATCTGGGTCTTGTACCTCAATCATCATGTTTCGATTAATCCTCTTTTTGCTTCTACTAATGTCTTCTTCTCTACCTTTCAAAAAGTCAGGCAATGGGTAAAAGTCAAACTTCCCATTATTATACAACTTCTTAACCCCTATTGACTTACAAAAAAGGTCAATACACCGACAACCACGCCAGTAAATTTCTTCTTTAGGAGTTTTCTTGGCAACTGTCCCGCTTCCTTTGGTAATGCTTTCTACGAAATTCCTTAGCGCCAGTGCCGCATAGTCAGAATCACCACTTGTAGGATTTGGAAAACGAGTTGCAAAAACTTCCATAAATTCCAAAAGTCTGGCATGATTTTCGTAGTAATAAGCTTTGGCGATCGCGCACCGAACCCCAGTAACATCGGGGCTGGAATTGCTACCACTTGACCTCTTGTAATTTCGTACTGCAAATTCAATTCCTTTCTCGTATTTTAAATACAGTCGAAAAAGCGCTTTATGGTTTGATATTGGATTGAAGGAATGATAGGCTAGCCACTGTCTAGGGATTGATAAATGTTGTTTCGTAATGTTCAATCCAGCTATTTGAGCTATTTGCGCGGCTGTTCGTGTTTGCCCTAAATCACAGTATTTTTTAGCGTGTTCAGGCATTCCTCTTATTACTGTAAACTCTACGACAACATTCGCTTTGACTACTCCGTGCAGTCTATGTTGCCCATCATACAACCTTCCGTTTATATCAATCTTAATGGGATCGGCAATTTTCCAGTCTCCATCTTTCATCATTGCGGCGTATGCCGCAATTCTTCTCTCATTTAGTATTCTGTTTGGCTGCTGAGTACTAAGTAGTTCTTCCGCCATTTCTGGGGTTATTTTGATGACCTCAATAGCTAGCCCAGTCGGCACTTTCTCTTCAAAAAGGCTATCCAGTAAGTTGCCAGATTTAGTATTTACCATCATGATTGACTTAGTGTATATATGAACCAGTCGTTACCTTTTAAACCAACAGGTAACGACTTTAATTTATTCTACACCACACGTGCAATTAAAAATACACTGACTATTTTCACTGACACAAGCGATTCATCTCTATATCCTGCATCTCTGAAAACAATGCCGCTTCAGGAGAAACAAACCGATCGCCTAAACAATTAGCTCCAAAAGCAGCCCAATAATAAGTTTTTGATTCGTCGTCGCAATGCCCTGGGTAAATATCGATCCAAACACCTCTGTATTCCTTGTACATTTAAGCTCTTTTGAATTTGAATCTTTTTTGCTTTTTGGAAACGGTATCGCTAGATATGCAGATTGTCCCCGATGTCTCAATTACCGGGCAGTCAAGCTCTGTTGCGTTGGTCATGGCGATACCTATCCGTCCTTTTTTATTTATGCCTAGCCCTTTCTATTTCTTGGTTTTCATCTTCTACCGCTTGGTTATAAACAGTAATCATTTTATTGATTACTGTTATCGGAATAGTTCTGAATTTTTTATAGTCAGCAAAGGTTTTATTACTTAAAATAAATATTATTCTAAGCCTTTCCTCCTTCGTCAGATGCTTCCAATAGCTCAAAGGAGGGCATACAAAAGCTTTTGAATATTTCCAATAATACCCCCCGTGTTTCAAGTGGAAGCGATCGCAGTTCCAAAGATGTAGGTGTATCTGAGCGATCGCCCCATTTAATTATCAACTTAGCAAGACTGCGATCGTCCATATCCCTCGCTGTTATCTTCCCAGCAGTTAAATCCTTTTGCAATAATTCAAAAGTGTCTAGGTCTGCTGGTGTGGCTTGACGTAAAACGACGGTAGTGCGATCGCCGCTAAAATCCTTAACGTTTTCTAAACATATTTCATCTCCAGATAAGAGCGAATAAGTGATTTTTGGTTTTGGGACATTAAGCATTAGATTTCACGTATTCCTTCAAACGTTAGTGTGATTGCAATTTTACTAGCCGAATTTGATAGCTTGTCAAACTCTCCAAAGGTTGAACCACCATACCGCACTCCTGTTAAGTGAGTGGTAATTCCTCCTAATATGTGAGTTGCAGTGATGCCACTTGGCTTGGCTTGCCACTGTTTCTTAAAAGCATTTAGCTTTGTTTTCTGGGCTTTGTCAAGTATTGCCATAATAGTTATGTCTTCGTATTCGATCTGCCCAACTAGCTTAGAGTTTCTGCCAGTGTTTGGGTTGAAATAAGCGTCGCCAAAAACAGGTTTTTCCACGATCGCGCTGCATTTATCGAAGACTACTTCGGATAGCCCCTCTAGCTCAAACTTCCCATCACTTAAGGGAATTGCGTTGACTGCCATACGTTATTAAGTAAAAAAACGAAGGATTATGGTAGTGAATCTGTCACGAACACACTGAGTAAAATCTGCTGAATATGCTCAACAAAACGAGCGTAAATCCTCTTTTCTATTTTTTTAAGACTGCGCGTGATAGCGGTGGTTGTAGTCGTTGTAGGTTGTTGCCCCTGCTGTTGCTGTGCTTGTTGCTGTTGAGTTGGATCTGCGGGAACTAAGACATCTTCAATCTTAAATGCATCCTCCGGAGTTGCCCCAGACAACGCACCCTCAAGCCAAAGGTTAGTCATCAAAGAGATAATGATTCGATCGACTTCTCTATTTGTTCGACCTTGCGGATCGCTCGCTGCAAATAATATGGGAATAAGCGCACTTTCCAGCCGAAAGGATGCAACACTAACCGCCATCCGAGTATTTATCAAACTAAACTTTGTGTCTGTCGATAAAGTTTGCGCTCCCCATAAGCACGTCCCGTACCTCGGTATTTTTTGTAAAACGTTGATTTGCTGGTTTTTTAAGTCGGTGTAGTCAGTCACGTTATCAACGTAATTAACCAAATCCTTGATACCCTGAACTGGGTACTTGGCTCCGGCCGGTGGGGAGTATGGCTCAACCCGATCGCGTTTCAGGGCGATCGCAGCCGCAACAACTGAGACGGGTACTATTTTGTCATCATTGTCTTTGATCCGTCCGTAAAAGAACGAACTGTGACCAAGTGGGGACGAGTAAAGCGCACGTTCGGTGATAGCCTTTGCCTTTGTATCAGTGTCTATAGCCGCATTAATAAAGAAAAGCCAATCAAACTTCTCGCACATCGATTGAATAGCGCTGTATACCGCAGTGCGATCGGCTTGGGCGGTAAATGCTCCAATCTCTGGGCAAACACACAACGATAAATCAATATCAGTTCTCAACGTCAGCAAGCCAATGCCTTTGAGAAGGTGCGCCTTCCAGTCAGTCTGTGTGTTTCCTGTCATGGTTGAGTCGCTGCAAGCATAGACGGATAACTGCCCGTCTGGACTATTCAAGAAGAATATTTTTACTGACTGTAAAACTACTTCTGAGGCAGTTGGGAACTTACTAGTAAAGTCGGTTGCGCTGCTTACCCCTACAAATTGATTTAGCAATGCAGCTACTGCACCAGACGGAATTATTAGCAGCGTACATTTACTTATGCGATCGGTCGCCGTCGCAGTCGTCGCCTGGGATATTTCATTAATACTTATTCCAATTACTGCCAAAATTTAACCTCCTATTCGTTACACGCGATCGCGGCGTTTGCAGGCATTATCACTTGGAATCTTAAACAGCATATTGCGTGGTACGCCCCACGTTCCCTGAATATTCTATTTATTGTTCTGCAATGCCCCATTGCATAGACTTTCTCGACACCATCCGGACACAATCGAATGATTGTTTCCCCTAATTCTATGACCGCTTCAGCTAGATCCAATCCTGAGTCAAATATGGCAATCGCTACTTTTTTGCCAACATCCCGAATTACCTGGTATCTATCAACCTGGTCGCCTTTGGGTTGGTGATAAATGAACCAATTATCAATGTCCTTCTGATTCACGCTTGTCAGCATTTTCTGTGTCTGTCGATTTGTTAATTATCAATTATCAATAACTGACACAATTCTATACCCTTTGCACCATCTCAGATACCACAGTTCCCGTCATTAAGTTAAGTGAAGCCAGTAATTGCACCTTGATGACTTCGTACTCCTCAGTGAACGGTATTGAACGTATTTGTTTAACGCAGGCAAAGTTAACTTGACCTTCCCACCTATCGTTGTTTGGTTTAAACAACTCATACCCCTTGAAATATAAAGGACGTTTCATCACCTCTGAGGGGTAAGGGGAAAACCCAAGCAATAACCCGATTACTTGGTCGCAGCACCATTCCAAAACATCTTTCTCACCAGCGACATCCTGATAGCGCTTGCCCAGCGAAATATTGACCGACACGTTAATTTCCGCATCCTGCGCCGTTATTGCCAATGGATCGTTCGTTATCCCAGTCGCAGAAGGGATAAGTATCGCGATCGCCCCCTCTTCATCTTCCGAATACGCCCCCGCCAACTTCGGCAATGCTGCCAGCGGTATCCCATAGTCTTTCAACGCTTGGCGGAGAGGGTCAAGTTGCTGGGCGATCGCTAATTCCAAAACTGATAATTCTAATGTCATTTGTGTCGAGAAAAAAGTTGTTGTGCAAATAAAGAAAAAAATTCCCAAAAAAGCATTGACAGCACCCGATGGGTTCTATATATTAAAGGAGTAGGAAATAACAAAGCGCTTCGCGGTGCGTCACCACCCAAGCGCAGTACAAAATCTGTTTAGGAGATTTAGCACAATGCAATTTTCGCACGATTTATTGATTGATTCAAGAGAAACGAGAGTGCAAGCATTGAACTCTGCGACCAACGAACACGCAATTACGGTATTGAACAAAGCAAAAGCTGTTGTTTTGGCAGTGTGGGAAGGAATAGGGATTGCTACCACTGCACAGGTAGCTGAGTATTACGAGGTCAGCGACAAAGCTATAAAACATATCATTGAGCGTAACGGCGATGAATTCGCAGAAGAGGTTCGATTACTGACGGGTAAAGAGTTGCAGGATGTTCGCTCCAAGTTGGAGCTAAGTCCAAGAACTCCAAAAGCGCTCGCTTGGAATGCTCGCGGGTTCCTTCGTGTTGGACTAATGCTGCGTGATTCGTTAGTAGCAAAAGCATTGCGCGATTTAATTGTAAATGCGGCATCGGCAAATCAGCCCCAACTGACGGTACAGGACAAGCAACATCAAATTCAGCTTAATTGTTTGGCTGCGATCGCCCAAGGGTTAAACGACAGCGTAAATATATTGGTTGACCGAGTTAGTCAAGTTCAGCAAGCGCTAACAGTTCAAGCATCAAGTAACCACCAACAAACTAACCAGCATTTGTCGATGGTCGCCGATGATATTACTGAGCATCTGAAGAGTATCAAGGAAGCGATTTCATCTCAACCAACTCAGATTGTCAACATCGTTCCCCCCGTCAAAGAAAAGCGCAGTGCAGCACAAGATCGAAGCTTCACGTTCGCGGTTCGCAGTTGGGAAAAATACGATCGCTGGGCAGAATTGGCGGATAAAGCTGGAATGTCCCGCAGTCAATTTTTCTACGAAATAGTCAATCAAGCTTTGGAAGGTGGCAGCCATGACTAATTACGACCCAGATCAAAGGAAACGAATATCGTTAAATATTAGCGAGTTTCGAGAAAGATTGGATGCGATCGCCACTAGAACCCGACGAAACCTAACCCAAACCTGCTTACTGGCAATAGAAAAAGGCTTAGAGGTTTTAGAAAAAGAAATCAACTAACATCAAAGGACGGATAGCCCAAGTTATCCGTCCTTTGATGTTTAGGTGTTGTAAATGCGCGGAATGCGGCATCACAATATATTTTCTACATACCGTTGAAATATCTGATTAATTTGATTGATATCGTTTTGGCTAAACCCTAAAAATGTTCTAGCAGGTAAGTTCCGGCTAGGTACTCCTTTTTGATGATAAAGTCCGTATTCAACATTTGTCCCAACGACCCAAGTGTTAGTCCCCACAGGGTAGTGAGTAATTGAATTGACAAGTATTGACTTTTCCCGAAGGATTGAACCGCTTTTCTTCCGTAGCCAAGTTGCTGGTTTCAAATCTTGCCATTTTTGACCGTCCGGGCTACTTTCTTTAGCGAAATTAACTTTAGTGGATGCTTCCTGATAAATTGATGCATCCCGCAACGGTGGGGTCATATCGAGATTGCGGGCACGCAATGCGATCGCGGTTATGGCAGAAAAGTCAAAAGTGACAGATAGCTCCATTAGTAAGTGTACCCAACCCAAAGCTTGACTTTTTCAAGATGCCCAACAAGATCCGTCCAAGATTGCTCGAAATCAGTAAATTCGTCCGAAGGCAATACTATACAGCCCATAGAGCCTGGAACATTTGCATCCTTATGAATCAAAAGGTCAGAGCGCGTTACCCCTTGTTTGGTTCTTACCTCGTATGGAGTTATTGGGTAGCCGTTACCCGCTACCCCTGGGTTATTCCGTAAGTCAATAGGTTTAGTTTCAACCCAGTAATTGGCAAACGTTGGGTTGCATTCATAGGTAGGAGGGCATACGCCACCGCCTTGCTTACTCCAACCTTGAATTCGCTGAAATGCACCCAATCCTGATGTTGCAACCCAACGCCCTAAAATTCCTTTGTCGTAGTCACATAAGAATAGCCGCCCTTTATTTAATTGCGGTGTATCATCTAACTGCATAGCAAAGAATAAAAACGGCTTTTCTGGTTTTTCTCGTGACATTAATTAGTACCTCCTTTGGCTCTATAAGAAACTTGGATAAGATATTTCTCCCCCAGTATTTCAGGGATTATATTGATTGAAGATTGAGAGAGTGATCTCACAGTACAAATGCACTTCCGTCCTTTCACTTCCCCATCTCCCACATCGCCGGGACGGATACGAGGGTCTAATATCCCAATGCCATCAACCACAGTTGCGTTATAAAGTTCATCAAGTTGTGCCACTTCATATTCCTTCCTTAGATTTGGACTTGTTTTGGATAATTTGAATGTATGCGCGATTGCTTCTCCTTGAGTTTTTGTATTCCCCCTCGCATCCGTCGTCGCGGCACCAGCACCACTTTGCACTTTGAATGTAAAAGTAGCTTGCTGAAATATATCGGAGGCGAAAGGGGAATTAAACATTAGGCATTTCTCCTAACTCAAGTAAGCGATCGCCTACTAAATCCTTAATCCCCGTCCGTGGATCGTTTTCCCACTCCTTCAACAATTTAATATCTGTTTCAGCTTTAATGATTGGTTCTGCAAGCTTTACAGAAAGAGCTTTTATATCTTTTACTGGTGGCGGTGGGTCGGTGGGTGGGATAGTTGGTGCTGGTTGTTCTTCAAAAGAAAGAATTCCATTATTTAGATACCAGTCAATATCAGGATGCTTTTTGATGAGTTCAACGAGGCGATCGCTTACCTCGTTTGCACCATCCTTAAGTTCAACTTGCCAAGCTTCCAACTTTCTTAAGTTAATATCCTTTTCTTCTGGGTTAAGCAAATCCTGCCCAGATATGTAATAAGGGGTTGTTTTGGCTATACCAAGCTTGTTCGTATTCAGTACTACTGTTCCCATCAGTTCACCTTCACAATATCAACGTATCGACAATCCTGCGGGTAATCAAAGATTGTCGGAGTAATGCATGAAAACATTGGGTAGATACGTCTCAATCCATCGGTTCGGATAAACTCTTCTGGTGCAAGTTCCGCAACGCTTGACTCAATGTGTCGATTAAGTACGCTGCTTTCCTTGGGATAAAGCATTAACCGATCTTTCCCAGTAACACGATTTGGTATTGTCCCCACAGCATCTAGAGCAGTTGCAGAAGTTTCGCGAATTTTTTGTACCTCTAAATCTGGGTATTGCTCATCCAAAGCCTGCATAACGGTTTTAGTCCCGTTTGTGTTGTAAGTCGAAAGCATTTTTTTTCTGACGTTAGGCGGCAGCAATAACTCTGTTGGCTCCATTGAGACAAAATTGTCAGTTAGCGACTCAATAGTGGCAATCATGAAATCCAGGATAGTGTTAAAAGTCCCGCTATTCATGTCAAACGCACTGTTAACAGTAGGCACGATCGCGTTGGTCAACATTCCAGGAAAATTAAGATTTTGCCCCACATATCCCGTTGATGTTGCGCGGTTCGTTCGCATTGCCACGACTTTACGAGCAGCTGCCATCCGTCTTTCGTATCGGTTAAAAGTTGATGGTGTTGTTCCACCACGCGATCGGTGATTGTAAGCTCTTTGTTCTTGCAAGGATAGTGGAAATCCCGAAGCCAGCATATAGATTGGGTATCTGTCTTCATCAATAGAAATGTCAACAATCGGAATATTTGTTGTTGCATCGCTGACAAAATCAGCATCCCCAAATTCAGAAAAGCGCTCGTAGGCGATTTCTCTTGCACCTGGGATTAAATCTGTTTGGGTCGGAATTAAATCTCCATTCTCAAAATATAGAGTCTCGTATCGAGGTTCTAAAATCTTCGGCATTAATTGCGTCAGATCGTTATATAAAAAACTAGGCATTAGTTGGGCATCCTCAGTTCTAAATATCCTGTCCCTAGCGTGTTCGCCCCCGGTGCTTGCTTCATTCCTATCCAGCGTGCATAAGTAATTACAATCGCGCGATCGCTTGGGCTAGTTCCATCTGAATCTTTTCTCCAAGTTCCTGCAATTCCAGCAGTGTTGACTGTGTTATCTAAAACTTGGAGAAAAACAGGATCTCCATCTGCTACTGTTTGCGATATTGGCACGGATATAGGAGTTCCGGGAGATCCCCCGCGAATAACAGAAAGCACTTCTTTTGCAGGAAAACCGTCATATCCTTGAGATGAGACAGAGTATCCTGCGCGTTTTTCGTAAATATCAGCAGCGCGAACAATTCCATAAAACAAATCAGTTTTCGCTGAAGGGAGTTTAACCGTCCCATCAGTGGCACCTTTAACCACTCCAAACCCAAAAGGGTAAATGACGGCTGTTGATTGCTTGAACGCCCATATTTGAGCATTGTCAAGAGTTGCTATTTTGCCCCAAGGAAGCAACTTGTCAATTGGAAGAGTGTAATCAGTTATCGGCATTAATCTTCCTCTCTTGCTATAATTTTACAGGGGCAAAAAAGACACCCTCTCAGGGATTGAAATATCGGCATTTTTAATTCATTGCCCCCGTCTTGGTTTTCTTGTGAGCAGTTTTATAGCGATCGCGTATCTTGTCCATTAGCGGATCGTCTTTCTCATCTTTTAGCGCTGCATCTGCCCTATTCAACTGCTCCAACAAAGCATCTGTTCTATCGATTGCTTCCTCGTCGGTTGATTTTAAAGCAGGTTTTAGGGCATCCCAAAGACCATCTACATAAGCCGCAGATTTGCCGTCAAGTTTGATGCCTGGGTGTTTAGCTTTGAAATATAGTTGCTTAATTTCGGTTGGAGTAAGTTTATAGTCTGGTTGAAAATCTTTTTTATCCGTCCTTAATGCAGGCAGGACGGACACCCACGTATCAAGACGCTCTTGGATATCGACAGCGATCGCATCTTCAGTTGGCTTACTCGATTCAGCCGCATCTAACCGAGTCTTGATTCCGGCTAGCTCACCTTCGACTTTGGATTTATCAGCGGTCAATGCGTCTTTTTCACTTGTCAGGCTATCAATTCGGGTATTAGTTCGTTCGATGGCGAGAGCTAATTCAGCATCCTCAATCTCAAACTCTTTACCGTCAAGCTTTACTTTCAATTTTGTACCTCCTTTTTTTGTCCGGGAGGGGGATAATTCCCCCTCTAATTCCAAATTATTATTTTGTTTTTTGGAAACTTCACCGACGAAAAAAAACTGTGTTTCAGCCCCAGCTATATCGTCCTGACTGTCAGTACGCAGCGAGATCGCCTGTCCTCCCCTTCCTTCTCCGGGCGACAGCAAAGCTAAATGGTCGTATCTGCGTCCTATCTGATAAAAGATATTGTCCTGCCGCTCCAACCCTGTTATCGAGTACCCTGGACTAACCTCTGCCATTAACCCAGAGGCGATCGCATCATTAATAATCCGCACTCCTCGGCGATCGTCTACGACAACGGGCATAATTAGCTGATTGTCCTCTCTAAGGAACGAGTCAAAAGTATGTCCAACTAATAGCCCTTCTTTATTGTTGTCGTACCGGCCAGATTTTGGATGACCTAATAGCAATGGGATAGCACGGGCACTTAGTAGCGAATCATCGTTAAAAAGCTCGTCATGACGCACCGTCTCTATTCGATTTTTCCAGCCTTTCCCGTCCCAATGGTAATACTTTAGAGGTAAACCAGCTTTCCCCAGCACAGAATGAGCTAGGTAGCGATCGCCACTTAGCTTCTCCCAGGTTAAACTTTGTCGTGCATCAAATCGTAACGGCATCTATTCCTATAGCACAATCTAAAACCAAGATAAAATAAGCTGTCAAGGGATACTCAAAAATACAACTTTGGTTGTGGCTATTTATTTTTTGATTTATATGAAAAAGTTAATAGAAACGATCGCGATCGCATCTACAGCCTACCCAGAACTCGAATCTTTTCGAGAAGCGTTGTTTAAGGTAATAGAAATAGAAGATGAGCCATTGCGAGTTGCATTGGGCTTTGGGTCTTCATTTATCGAAATAACTTCTACCAAAGTCGAGATCGTATGTGGAGGCGATCGCGTCACAGTTGAAGAATTAGCCAGAATCAAATCACTAGCGGATGATTTGCGATCGCGTCTTTTGCTTCCTTACACAGAAGGAACGGACGAAGATTACGACGTTGATAAATGGGTTGACGGGAATCCGACAATGCCGGATGGAATTATCGGCGGTTGGAAGCCGGGTAGCGGGGGTGCGGCTATCGATGATGAAATTGCCAGCAGTTCAACAACGTGGAGTAGCTACAAAATAACAATTGAGTTAGCAAGCCATACTCACACAATCGCTAACGTCACAGGATTACAAATCGCTCTTGACGGGAAAGTTAGTAATAATGACTCAAGATTGAGCGATGCCCGTACCCCAACAGCGCACAGTCATGCGATCGCTAATGTCACCGGGCTACAAACTGCGATCGATGGGAAGCTGTCGATAGGTGTTGTAGGGACAGTCCCCCCACCTGGGGATGAACTATTTTGGTTTGAACCTGCAAACGCGATCGCTCCTCAGCCTTGGGTATATAAATCAGCTAATTGGTACAGTTCAATCGTCGTCACTGATTTCCCCGTTCCCGTCGCAGGGTTGAGCAATGTGGTGATGTCAAAATTGATTCCTCTTCGTGTTCCCCGAATCTACATCGAAAACATCTATGCTCAGTTAAGAGCAAATGGCAGCGGCAGTAGTTCCACCGATTACTGGGAAATGCGAATTAGGGCATACAGCCGGACGGGGGTAGCTACTGATTTACTGATTTACAACAACCAAAGTCAGACTATAGGCAGTTCTAAATTTAGCAATACTCAACCCGCGATTGCTCTTGAAAATATCGCTTACCTTGAATTCCAAGTCACGCGAACTGGCACCGCTTCCACTATCAACCTGACTACTTCCGCCAGTATTGATTTAAGGTATGGACGATAAAAAAAAGACGGATAGATTAAATTCTATCCGTCCTAAAACGATGGGAGAAATTTGTTGGTTAGATGCCAAGATCGTTTTGATAACCATGCCCATATAAAGCCGCAAAGTTTTTCTCAAACTGAATGCGGTTCTGAGACATCCGAATCAGCATCCCTAGTTCCTTTGCTTTATCGCGAAGGCGATCGCGAGTTCCAGGTTCAATCCACTGATGGATTTTGTCTTTGCGGCGACCATTTATTACTGGGTTTAAACGCTCATGTTTTGCCTTTTCCTCTGCGTCCATCCAGCCGTAGAAGTATACCCAATAAAATTGGCTGCCGTACCATGAAAAGCCTTTCTCACGAAGTTCTTTCTGGTACATCAAGTCCCAAGGGCAGGCTTTATCAAGAATGCGATTCGCAATGTCTTGGCGATCGGATTTGGTTAAGTTGATGTCGAATGCATCGGCAAACAGTTGCTCAAGCGAGACTCCGCAAAGAATTTCGACAAGAACTTCTGCAACTATATTGCTTTTCTTATTGAGCTTAAGAACTAGCTTTCTAAAATCATCAAGCAATATAGCATTTTCTGCTTTTTTAGATTCAGCGTTTTTTATGCGAATTCGGACGAACCTGACATCCCTTCCCAGAGCGCGTTTGAAGTCTCTCTGCGCGTTATCCGGACGAACCTGGAACAAATCTGCGGCTTGTTGAACCGATACCGCAAAACGCCCACAATCAGTATGCAAACCTTCAATTTCGATATGCCCGATCGCCACAGGTGCGACAACTGCTGTTAAAATATCTATAGCCATTTCGTACCTCTAATACGTTTATGGTTGGTGGGTTGTTCAAAGCAAACGGTGTTATCAGCACCGTGCCCATCTCAAAAAGATTGTACACCAGAATGCACGCGGTAAAATTAAACGACACAAAATATTTACTGCCATGAATATAAAAGTACTTAACACTCTCCCGCACGATCGCAGTATCAACGCCCAATACGCCGCGATCGCACGACTAGACGGTAAAGCAACATGGGAATTCTTGTTACTCCCTACCGAAATGCAATGGTCAAGGGGGATTAGCTATCAACCAAGCAATACAAGTGGAAATGTCCCTATCCTTCAATTTGCCTCAATCAATGGGTGGTCATTATCTATGTCTTTTCCTGCTGGGGCTAATGATGCATTGATAGGTGACTACATTGACCAACTTACTTCGTTGATGCAACCAGAAAACGGAGCGCCACCAATCTTATTTTGGCGGTGGGGACAACGACAACTTAGCCCCTGCGTAATGTTGAAGTGCGATCGCACCGAATCACGTTGGACTAAAGACGGACAATTACTAGAGTGTAGAATTGATTTAGTGTTGGGGCAAGTCAATGAAAAACAATTGGTCTTTTCTTGAGAAATTACAACTAGATGGAGCTATTCGTATTGAACTAGTCGAAAACGTGCCTATTTTTCGCGCATCAAGTACTACTATTGAAAAAATAGAAGCATTGCTAGCGAAACAAAAAGAGTTATCGCTGACTTTAAACGAAACAAACGAGCTAGATGAATTTGAAGAGCTAGACGATTATTTAAGCTTGGTTAATCGAATCGTGCGGAATGCCCTCCAAAAAGACGGATAAATTATCCGTCTTTTTGGAGGGCATAATATTTTGCATGATATCTGCTTTGCTTAACCCAAGCAGCGATCGCTCCTTTTTTATGCATTTTCGCTGCCATAGCTCTAATAGTTGTTTGAATCATCCCAGTTTTTTCAGCAATTTCCGCTGTTGTTAGAGGGCGATCGCACTCCGCCAAAGCATTTATTATTTTATTCCAGGTGGTCAGTCCATGAATTTTGATTAGTTCGGGCTTTTGCCCTTTAAGACAATAAGTGAGGGGAGTAGCGCGATCGCGCCTATAAGATTCAATTAATCCTTCTTTTTCCAAAATAGAGCAGTAATGGTAAGCGGTTTCTACTGTTCTGTTTAATAATGGTGCAATATCAAATATTGTTGCTGGCGATTCTGCAAGCAAATCGAGTATAGTTTTTCGCCGTTGTTCAGCTACGTTTTGTCTAATTTTTTTGATTTTCTTGCTGCGAGTTTGGAGTTTCTTTTTGACTTTAACTGGTTGCGCCGATTGAACCCATCCATTTTTTTGAGTCAAAAAAGTTCCACAGTTAATGCAATATTTTTTTTCTTCTCTGATGCAGTATGTTTGTCTAAAATTATGACAAGCCGAGCAAAACCCAAAAAGCTGCTGCTTACCCCACACTATTTGCATAGTTGCGCCCAAAACCATTAACATGATTTTAACGTGTTGATAACGGCACAACCGTGCTATTAAAGATGACTGAAAATGTCCGGCTAGATTCTGCAAAACTTGCAGGTGCTTTTGGATCGCTGCTTTACAATCGTATGACGGGATTAGGCGGGAGCCGAGATAAAAGCCAATACACCGAAATTAATCCTGCTGTTCGTCCATTGACAGAAGATGAATTATCAGGGCTATACCGCAAATCAGGGGTTATTCAAAGGGCGGTATCCCTCTATCCTCTTGATGCAAAACAGGCTTGGTGCAAGCTTAATTTTGGAAAAGCTAGTAATAGCCTATCACCTGAAGACCTGATGAAGTATGCAAAAAAACTGAAATTAAAAGAAGCTATCACAGAAGCCTCTTTATTTTCTCGCTGGTTTGGTGATGGTTATGTATTGATGGGAATAGCGGATGGTGGTGACCCAATGGAAGAAGTTAACCGCGATCGCATCAAGTCAATTCGCTGGTTAAAAGTTTACTCTCGTTGGGAAATTCGTCCTGCTCGCCCACTAAGCCGTAGATGGAGTGATGTAGAATTTTACGAAATAATCACAATGACTGATGACTTACCAGATAATGCTCGCATTTGGCATTCAAGCCGAGTGCTACGGTTGAGCGGGGTTAGACTTGATAGGACTGGGTTGTGGAGTAACAATGGTTCTCATGATTCTATTATCCAGCCAATGTATGAATCATTTTGTGCTTACTACCCTGGCATACAATCTCTCTCCATAATGGTACAAGACCATCGCCTGCGAAAATTTGGGGTTAAGAACTTAGCAACAGTAGAAAACAAAGACTATTTAGTTGAGCGTGCGCTTACTAACGACCTAACCCGCTCAACCGCCAGAATGGAAATGTACGATCTTGATAATGAGGCAATCGATAACCTTGAAAACAAATATCAAGGAGTTGACAAAGCAATTGAAAAGCTAGAAGAGGCATGGTCAAGCGATACCGACGTTTCCAGGGTTTTATTGTTTAATCAACTGGGTAAAACCAACTTAACAAGCGGGGAAGCATTTAAATTTTCCCGACTTGATCATGCATATCGGTTGAATTCGTGGCAGGAAAACACACAGCGATCGCCCCTTGAAACAGCATTTGAGTTAATAATGCTGGCTGCGGATTCTCCCACTAAAGGACGGATAGTAGACGGATGGAGTTTGACGTTTCCTCTCAACTACCGAATGACACCAGAAGAAGAGTTAGGGGTGCAGAAGCTTGCGTCCGAGAGGGACGAGAAATATATTAACCTAGGTGTTTATGATGCGGCGATCGCACGTAAGCAGTTTGAGTCAGCCGAGTTTGATTACAACATTACGTTAGAAGGCGAAACTATTGCGCCACCACCAAACAAACAACCTATTCCCCAGCAAAAAACTGACAGTGCTATACCTGATGAAATTGTGGAGAATTGCCGTATTGCTTTGGCTGCTGTTGACAATGGCAATGTTCGTTGTGATGCGAAATATATTGATATTGCTCGTGCGATCGTGGCTGGGAATGTAGATTTTGATGAGTGGAGGAATGCGTACAAAAAAGACGGATAAATTAACTTTATCCGTCTTTTTTGGTGTTTGAACAGGGTTTAGAACAAGCTTAATTGATTTGAATCGTCCTGCTGCGATCGCCTACGGTTAATCTTTGAGTTTTGCTGTTGCTGCTGTGCTTTCTCTCGTGTGACTGGGTAGTACCAAACTTCGTCAGGAATCGTCGATCCGTTCTCTGGTCTTGCCACTCGACACGTGATAGCTGTGGCTTCTGCCGTGAGATAGTACCGACCTTGTAACTTAATATAGTCAGCCCCTTTGATGTAGTCCTTGCGAATTACCTTTCGGGTGTAGTCCAGAGATGCGTAGCCGGTGAATTGGTGCAAGTCGATGTCACTGTATGGATATCCTGGTTTGTCGCCAGGGACGGTATCGAGTGCGAGGATAGATTCTAGTTTGGCGATCGGGTACTGTTCTAGCACCTCGCATATCAAATTAGCACTCGCTTTACGCAACCTATCCCCATATTCACCAGGCATTAAATACGCAATTACTATTAGGTGAAACTTTGAGCAAACGGGGGTTCTAGACTGTCTTTCTCCAGGGAATTGGCAGAACGAACATTTTGTTAGGACTGCTGGGTTTTGCTTTCCAAAACGTTTCCAAGGAATACTAGGGTTGATTTTCTTGCAGACGTAGGCAAGAAAATCATAAATTGAGTAATCGCCTTTTTCGTTGCGTCTAATGTTTTTGCTCTTAACAAACTGGTCAATTAGCCCCAACAATTCATCGACCAAATTAACAGGCAACGCAATGTTGATGGTTTTCAATGCCGACGCATAGTTATGCGCTTTGGTCATGCTAGAATCTTTACTGTCCATGTTCTAGTTAGCTTAGAAATGTGGATAGCATCCTTGTCTAAGGGATGCGTGCAGTGTTGACGGGCTAGTTAGCGCTAGCCTTCTGCATTTCAAATATTGTATACTAAAACGCACGCGCTGTTATTCAGCGACACAGAATACTTTATGCCTTTTTCTGGGAATCGCCAGTAGTCGCATTTTGCGGCCACTGTTGGATTCTTTGTTGCACATTCAAATTACAAGACTTCCTCCTCCTGCTGTAACCGTTGTTGCTACTTTTGAACACCCACAAAGCAATCGAACTTTGATAATTGACCAACTTTCCGGTATTCCCGTTAATTGTCCGTCTATAGCCTCTTGCGTTGCCAATAATCCTGTTATCGTCGGCGTTAAATCTTCTGGCTTTAAAAACTTAGCTCCATCTCCCTCATACAACTGCTGTCTTACTGCGCCGGAGGCACTCCACAAATGAAACGCAGCCACTATGTATGGTCGGTAAGATTCAAGCCCCCTAGACCCCTCAAGCAATGCAAGCAGCGATTCATCCCACTGAAAACTAGCTACAGGAATACCCGCATACTGTTTCACCACCGCGATCGCCTCTTCAATAGTTATGAACATATATTTTGTCCAGTAGTGTTTCCATTAATTTATAAGCCCGTGCGCTCTGAGCATATCTTCAAGTGCTTTAATTCTTTGAGCGCATTCTGTCGCAGTTGCCGTTGCGGTATTAAAAGTGCCTTTATTAGAGGTTCCGATCGCTGTCGTCCATCCTGTTTCACGAGCGCCAATTACTTTGTCTGTTCCCACAAAAAGTTCGCCGTTGAGGTTCACGGAGAATTTTGATACCATTGAGCTATTTTTACAATTTATAAAAGTACCATTGGTGTGCCACGAAGTCTGGTAAAGGTTCAGTATTCCTAGCGCGTTAGTTGTACCAACACCAGTGTGCCACGGTGCCTGTGTTGCACCTGCACAAATACCTACAACAAATGTGCTTCTATTCTCAATATTTCCAATTAAAGGAGGATCGTACGGCACATAGCTTGAGTTGTATAACGTCGAGCCATTATGCCCGCCCAATCTTAGTCCGTGGTACGAAACAATTGCAGATTGTCCGCCAGCAACGGGAATCGCTCCTAAATCATTGCCTAGCAGATAATAATTTGATTTCAAGCCTGTGAATTTGCCGTATTGTTCAGCGTTGGTAATATCGCTGACAACAGCAATGGTTCCCGATTTATCTGGAAGTAAAAAACTTCTACTGGCGGTTATTGACGCAGATATGCTTGCTACAAAACTATTCGCTTGCGATAATATCTGCAAAGTCTTTCCTATTATTTGTTCAAATTTTAATAACGACATTACGGCTTTATTCTAAAGTGGTATAGCGAGCAACCACATCGTCAGTGGTTAAAATTTGATATCCTGCGTTAGCTTGATTCCAGATCAATGTCTTTACATTTCGGGAAAATGAGGCCGAGCCACCACCAAAACTATTTTCGACTTTTCCGTTGATTTCTACCGAAATATTGTAGTCAAAATTTGGCGTAAAGGTAAGGTTACTTAAAGTGTTTGTTGCAGTAACTGTTAACTTTTCTGAAAATTGGCGAGCGACTACACCTCCGCCAGCCGCAATATTTATATCGTTTATAGGAAATGCGATCGCAAAGTCCGAAGGCAGTCTTGCAAAATCAAACCGATAAGGAATTACAAAGTCTATCGTTGTAGAGGCAAAAGTGTAAGCCGTTTCAACGCCTGCAACGTTGCTAAAATAGTTTAGGGTATAGACTCCAGAGGATTCAGTCAATCTACCATAAACTTTATTTCCAGCATTATCAAGAGCAGGTTTTTCCGATGATGCTAAAAATAAAGCAACAGTGGTTCCTGTAGTAACAACCCCGATTGTTGTATTCGTAGCCGCTTGGAGAGGGACGGAAACACCACCTCTTCCCGCTGTAGCTAAAGGCGTTGTTATAGCCGTAGTGATGTTACTGCTGTTCGCATTGGCGTTAAAGTTATTAATTCTAATAAAACCGTCGAAAAGTGCAGCTATTTGAGAAGATTTGAGTAACATTAATAATAAACCTCAAGTAAATATTCTGGAGACAAAGAGATTTCTGCAATCCAATTTATCAGGTTTGCGTCAATGTTGTAATCGGTTCCAAATTGCTGCTTCAGTCCGTTCAGAAAAATTTGTGATTTTTCAGGAGATGTAACGGGATTTGTTAACGTAAAAATTTTTTCGTTTATCCCAGGATAAAAATATTGATAATACTCTCCTCCGCGATACAAAGCTATTTGAGAGTTTATGTACTCTAATACCGTCTCATGCTTTGGGTCGTTTACATGACTTCCCATTGCGCGAAGAGAAGATAAATCAATATCGCCTACCCCGACAGGTAAACTAAACTTAAAGCGATCGCCTTCAAAAAGACATTCGTAAAGTGTTTCTCCCGCTTCAGACTCGGTATTGCACCAAAGTATGCAAGAAAAACGTCCAAAAGAATCAGTGGTTACTTGACAAATATCCGCAGGATATTGAGCATCAAAAGTATACGAGCCGACAACTCGCCTAAATGTCACTTTTGCATATTTTCGCGGGGAACCGTCTATTCTTCGTATTGTGCCTATAACTTTTCGGGTAGACATATCTTAAAACTAATAAAAGGTTTTAACTTACTGACCCTTCTGGTAATTTCGACGGTGTTGGCTCGGGGTCGATCGATAGGACTTCAAAAGACGGGAGCGATCTTACCGCGACCGCTAAATCAATGTTAGTGGTTTCTATCGGATTGATGGTGTGCCCATAGTAGCCGTAACTGGTTTCTAACTCGCGGGTTAAATATTCAACGCGATCGCCTAAATAATCTGGGTTAATAGTAGCGTCATCAGCAAAGCCATTATCAGTGTTGATTGTGTAATATTCATTAGTTACTCTGTGTAGCAATTTAATTTGCATTTAACAATGCTCCTATAGTAAAGTGAAAATGTTCGATATCCTGCTGGTGAAGATAAATCATTTTTTTTGGCTCTGCCAAATGTTCAACACCCATGCTCAATACTTCTGTAGATCCGTGAGCGTAAACCTTTCCTACGTAAGCAGATATGAAGCTGTCGGGCAAAGCTATTTCATCATTTCCGTAAGTTTTGCTTCCAGTGAGATCGGAGAGCTTTGCTGGCGTTTGGGAAGTTGCTCTGCTTTTTACCCAATCTCGCGCAGCCGACTGGACTGATGAAGAATTGTATTCTACATGATGACCTAATTCATGAAAAATAATTTCTTTATTGGTTTTATTGCCAACGTTGATTAAGCTTTGCTGTTCGTTGGCGAACGCTCTATCGCTAGAATGTTCTACATAAGAAACTGCTCCTTTTCCGCCAGATAATCCATAAAATTCGGCAAGATGATCTTTTATTTCTTTTATTTCCTTAGGTGACGCTTTTGGGAGATCATATACAACTGATTCAGCCATCGCGTTTTTCACGGATGGTGACAACCCGTGATGCTTTGCGATCGCATCTTTAAGATTCTGGTGTTCAATAACTAGCGCTTGTTTCCTTTCAGAAGCTAAAGCTTCGTATTTTTTTTCCGCTTTATGAAAAGAGTTAATATACTTGTTTGCTTCCTTTGTGTTCCTTGCCTTCAACGCTGCTTGTGCTTTTTTCCCAAATTCGTTGCGAGATTCCATCGCTTGTAATTCCTCTTCCGATGGTTCAGACGATTTAATGTGTTCAGATGCTAAAAATTTTCCTAGAAAGATAATTTGTTTATGATCCGAAAAATCAGTCTGAAATATTCTCTGTTCTAAACTACTTTTTCTCTTCCCTGGTATTGGACTTTTGGCTCGCGGCTTCTTCTCAAAATATGGGCTGCCTTCTGGGTGCGATTTAATCGCTTGCCGCCAAGATTCTCGCTTGTGTGCAGACTTGGGAACCGCAATTCCATGCTTATCAGCGATCGCCTTTAACTGAGCAATGTTAGTTTTGGAATTAATTCGATCTAGCGCAACTACCTCTTTTGGCTGTGAGTTTCCAGCCACACGAGCAAAACGACCACGAGAATCGCGCACATAATTCCTGTCCAACCGGAGGCTATCGCTTCTTTCACTGTCACTGGTTATCTCCTCAATTCCTAGGTATCCATTCAAAGGTGCAATTGTAAGATACGCCTCTTCTGCAACCTCTTCATTTTCATACCCGACAGCAAACAGGTCGCCAGCATTGGAGCGTTGAATTAAATAGATAGAGCGATCGCCCCATTCTTTCCCGTCTAATTCCTCAAAATCAATAAATCTTCCTGATTCAGTGGATGAAGATAGAGTGTTGGGTTGCCAGTCAATTTTGTACTCTGCGTCAGCACGTTCTGATATACCCTCGTCCTCATACCCAAGCATTTGCAAAGCGTCAGATCGCGATAGCAAACCTGCCGCAAAATCACGGCGAACGTCTTCTTTTGATTTACCAGGAATAGGCGTTACGCCATCCGTTCTGATGTTGAGAAATTCAAAAGCGCGATCGCCGCCCAAAAGTTGCTTTTCAAGTACATTCATGAGAAATATTCAATAATTGCGCTTGCGGGGATATTATAAACGTGCTTATTACTGCTTGTCGTTCCCAAATAAGTTGCAATTACCTGCGGATGAATTTCTAGTTCAGAAGCAAGCTTTGATGCAACTATTTTTACTACTGGGGAACCCGGCAATTCTGGAAGGTCTGGGTCGTTCCATCTGGCGATCGCTTTGTTTGCTAATTCAACTAGTTTCGATTGCTTCATTTTCTCCCAAATCCCTCTCTGTCTTTTAGAAACTGCCATGCCCTTTTATTCCATCTAGCATCATTAAGCGCGTGATGTTCTTCCTTTCCTTGTTCTGGCAATTCTGGATCGCCTAGCTGGTTGCAAAGTTGCTTGATGTCATTTATGTACATTGGGAAGCCTTTTGGCAAGTCAATCATTTTCCCCCATAGTTGACAGAAAACAACCCAATCATAAGATACATAATAACCCCAAAACTCAGGCTTTTCACCTTCTACAAAATATGGCTTTTTCTTATTCCACCTAACAAACTCTAAGATTTCTGTAGCTATATGTGCCCTGTTTCTCCATCCTTGTTTATATACTTCTGACTCTTCAAAAGCTTTTCTATCCCTAAAAAGCTGTGGATATGGTTCAGGAGGTAAAAATGCTAAGACGTTCTTTTTCACCCAATTATCCGCTTTGGTGCGATCGCAATCGTAATTGATAGCGTAATATTCCCGTCCGTCTTCACAAACAATTCCAATGCTAATCAAATCGATAGTTGACCCGTTTTCAATAAATTCTGTGTCGAGAAAATAACGTACCATAAATTATTTTGTGTCGCTAATTAATTATTTGTGCGTTTTAAGATACAATATATTTTAATGCCAGCAAGGCTAGTTTGCACCTAGCCCATTGCCGCTGACAGATCACCTACTCTACTAGGCGACAAAACCATGCTAACAGAAACATACATTTTAGATGCGCTCGAAGCAGAGCGCGACGGGGAACAATTCCCGATTGACTTTGATGCCGTTTGGGAAAGCTTTGGCTATAGCAGAAGATCAGACGCAAAAAGATACTTACTTAAACGCTCAGGACTCAAGCCTGTTGTAGAGCAAGGCTTGCGCCAATTGGCGCTGCTTTATAATCATTCGGAGGATTTCAATAAGATTTACTTAACAGTCGATAGTTACAAGTTTGCGTTAGCACGAGCTAACACTGTCGCAGGGGCAGAGTACCTTGATTACTTGATCCAAATAGAGAAGCAATACCGCGTCAACTTGGAGCGATCGCTATTCTCCGATCCGAACCCAGAAGTTGAAACACTCAAAGCACGCATTGCTCAACTTGAATCAAAATCAACCGAAACAGAAAGTCAAATTGCTTTCCCGAAAACATTAGAAGAGTTGCATCAAGTATCGGGTATTGTCCATAAGCACCAACTTAAAGATGCAGTGCAAGTCGCATTTGTTGAATCGGTTGATTTTGAACTAGTGGACGGGAAGATGCGGTTAAGCATTGATACGTTCAATATCTTGGTAATGTCGTTGCGATCGCGTCGTGGCACAGATATTACCAAATTACCTGCTGTAATCCGAGTTAAAACCGAGCAATATTTCCGATTTCACCAGCAGAAAAAGCGACAAAACACGCGGGTAGCGCGTCCTGAATGCATAGGACAACTTCCAATCCCCGGTATTCAGTAGCCAGTACAAAAGCTTTCCTATCACTCAAAGACGGATAGATTGTTCTATCCGTCTTTTCTTTTTGGTATCCATGTCGGTTTAGGCGGGATCGCCATTCCCGCAGCTTTTTCAAATGGCATTAGTCCCGGATCGCCTGTCAATTGATCTGAATAATTTAGCCAAAAATCATTATCTGCAATATCTCCTACCCTGCAAATCAGGCAGCACCTGCAATTTACGTGACCAGGGTGGATGATGGAACCTAATTTAAAAGCCTTGCCATTACGCCAAGTACAAAATTTGCAGACCCCCTCCCTAACAGCAACCCATACCACTTCCTCAACACCTGCATCATTATATTTTTGCTGACTGGCGTTACTGTATGCTTTGATTGATTCGGTACGGGCGATCGCTTCTGCCCTCCACCTTGTAACTCCTAATTGCTCTTTCAATATTCCTGCTATTTTCTGCGCTCCCCATCCCTGAGCCAATCCCTCACCAATTGCAATGCTAGCTTTAGAGGCAAAATCATCCCCATGTCGGAGGAGTCGATTATAGGATTCTGTGGCTGAGTAAGCGATCGCCTCCACTGGTACAGCCGAAAACATAGCGGCATCGCCCAATAAAGCATCAGCAAGGTTAACTCCGTGGTTTGACGCAAAGGCTAACAACTCTCCAAACATCGCTTCAATTGCGGACTGTTGCTGTGGGTTAATCAACTGCAACAAATAGCCTAGCTGCTCAGTAACGAGTAGTTGCCGTTGGGCTGGAAGAAAAGGGCGATCGCGCTCCATTTCGTCCCACTTTAACCGCATTGTCCTTTCTAACTTGAGATAGGAATTGAGCAGAATTTGGTTAATTCGGGCAATGGTGTTGTCTTCAGCAGTCGCCAAAGACTTGTCAAAGCGTTGGGCAATTCGGAAAGCTTCACCTGCTGTCGGCACTTAATCTCTCCTCTGCTGCTAGCCAAGCATCAAGGTTATCCGTCCTTGGCGTGTAAATGTTTTGACAAGCTCTAGCAATAGCGATCGCATTTAATGCAGCTTGCCATAAGGCTAATTCATTCGTCATGGCTCCCATATCTCCGAAAGTTTAATTCCAAGCGCGATCGCAACCCTTTGCACTACCCAGTAATTCCTCACTCCTCTTTTTTCATACTTTGCTACAGACTGTTGGCGAACTCCTATCAAGTACGCCAATTGCCCCTGTGAAAGTTCATGTTTTTCTCGCAAGTTTTTAATTCGTTCACCTGACAAGACGCGATCGCAGTAAATAGTCACAACTTCAGTTGTATATACTTCCAGTAGTTTACAGCAAAAATATTTATTGTGTCGATGCAAGCACGGTGTATTTTTGCTGATACAATTATTTAAATGGGCAAAGGGATGGTGAGACATCCCGGTTATCAATCAGCCCACGCAACCATAAACGTATTCGAGGTACGAAGATGGCTAAAAAAGATTATAGCCCAGCCGAGGCAGTTAAACTATATATCGGCGATTTAGAATTTGATGCAATTCGGATAACAGAGACTAGCGAGTATCGGATGAGCCAGTCTCAGGTATTGAAAGCAATTAGTGTTGCTAAGTACTATTTAGCTAGGTTGCCGTACCACGCGCCTGACAAAGCTCGAAGACTTGCTAGTAAAGGGTTTACCTGGGTTTCCCTAGCGGTCAAATATTACGACGGAAAGCAGTCCCGCTATGCCGAAACATTGTCGCTTGACGATGCTTTTACTTTATGGCGGTTTGAGGATAAAAACGACAATGTGAAAGCTGAAATCATTCTTGATGCTTTGGGCAAAGACTCCTTACGCGATCGCTTTGACCAAGTTTACGGTACTTGCCGCACAATTGAGCAACGACGCGAAGACGATAACCGCATCATGGACAAACCTCGCAAGTCTCATCCGTTGTTTGGCGACAAAAATATGGACAAGGTGGCATCTTTTCTCAAAAGTGGGACGCAACCACCCTAAGTTAGCCAACTGGATGTGGTCGTTCATTTATCACACTTTAGATGCAAACGAACGAGCAAAGCTAGACAAGAACAATCCTGTCCAAAGCAACGGACATAGAAAGCAAACCATCCACCAATGGCTAGAAGAAAACGCCACTGAAAAGCACAAACAGCACTTTGACAAGGTACTGATGATTGTCAATGCCTGCCCTTCTGAACAAGAATTTAAAGATTTGTTTGCTCGACTTGTTGGCGAACAGTTTCAGCAAAAACTATTTGACTTCTAGCTTGACACAGCTTAATCAAGTTATTCCATCGTCGCGAGTATCTTTCGGTACCCGCTTTTCTGTGTCAAAATCTCTGGAAACCAATCCCAATGAAGCAAACCCACCTACTTGAATATATCTGGCTAAGTTGACAGCCTCCGCTGTGAATCCTACGGGAAACATAGCAATATACCCACTTACTGCCGTGACAGAACCAATAGTGGTGGTTTTCCAGTTGCGTGTAACCGCATTTCGCCAATTCATTTTTTTGTTGCTCTTGTATAAATAAAGTGATATTATCATTTTTAGCGAAACGTACCCTGACCTGCCGCAATCCGTATAACACACACCCTTTAAATAAATTGTTAAAATTCCCTTGCGTGGTGGTCGATACTCGCAAGGGAATTTGTTTTTCCAATAACACACTGTATCAATTGTGATATCTTTTAATTGGCTTGCATGGCTCATGTCTAAAAAGCAAAAAACACTCAAGCAAGAAGTATCGGAGCTAAAAGAGTATATTATGGCAACTTTTCCAGAATTATTGAGAGCAATCCAAGGCAACGGACTAGCGATCGCATCCGTCCTTGATGCAGTAAAAGAAGAATCTGAGGAAATCAAGAAAGCTTTAGAAGATGCCGCCGCTGGTGCTGCTAGCCCTGAACAGTTGCAAGATGCGATCGCGTCACTCAATCTTCAAACCGAACAAATTGGCAAAGCGAAGGACGCGGTACAACAGTTAATTCCTACCGTTAAATCGCCGACCGAACCTGGAGAGCCTTTACCAACTCCCGTACCACCACCAGACAGCCCTGGACCTATCGTAATTGAAACTGCGCCAAATACTGGATTGCCTGGAACAGTGAATATTGACATTTAAATTCATAGGTTCATTCTTCACAGCTAGACGCGCCGATCGCCTAACACGCGATCGTTTTTTCTATGGTTCAAATTACAGGCAAGATCAGCGGCAACATCACAGGATTAGTTCGTGCAACTCCGGATCATCCGTTTATCGATAATTCTACAAATCCCCCTACTTTAGTTGTAAGCGCATACGAAGCGACAATCACTTCATCAACGTTTACCCTCACCCTTCCACAGACACAAAATTTGCAAGGCGTAGGGTCAGAGGGAGTGACTTACAAATGGGAATTGTTTGAGACAAAATCAGTTATTAGTTACTATCTACTTGACGGGACTACCTACATTGGACCAGTTCATCAATGGGCAACCGATTCTAAGTGGTACACAGGAAGCGTCCATGACACCACCTCTCGGCTGCTTGATCGTGTAGTTGCCAATCAAAACATCCCAATACAAGACGCATTTCACGCTCAAGCACCCGACAGCGCAACTCCCGTCTCTTTCACTTCGTTGATTGGTATTCCGTCTCAATTCCCGTGGTTTGATATTGGATTGTCAAGGTTGGCGGAGTTGTTGACGACGGTGGCAACTTACCGCGATCGCATATCCTCAAAATTTGCAATCCGTGGAGCTTATGCGGTTAACACTATTTACTCGTTGAACGACATTGTTAGTTTCAACGGCAATAGTTATGTTTGGAGAAGCGCAACACCTGCCCAAAATCAACAACCTCCTACAACTGGCGATAACGCAAACTGGTTAATGATTGCAGCAAAGGGTGCAACCGGTGGGACAGGGGCGCAAATAGTTGGGTACAATGCAACCAACTGGACGGGAAGCAGTGAGGCAGCTGCAAGAGGGGACGTTAGAGACGCTCTAGCCTCTATTCCCAATCCGGATTTAAGTAATTACCTAACTGTTGCTGCCGGACTACCGCGAAATAACCCAGTGATGACGGGTGCGGTGAAACGTCCCGCACTAACGTTCCCGGTTGCAGGGGGTGAAAAGGGGACGGAAGTACCGACCGCCCAATATGTTGAGGACGCGATCGCGCAACTTGCTACAGGGAAGTTGCCGTCTCCTTTGATATTTGCAAGAAGAACATCGGTTATTGCTTTGGGGCAAGATAATCGGACTACAATCGTTTGGAACCCAAGGGTAATAAACCAAGGTGCAATACTAGACAGCAATGGCATTATTACAATTGCCGAAGCTGGTAACTATTTGTTTATGGTGGCATTGCAGGCAACTATTACAGGTAACTATCAATCGTCGCAGGGGCAAGTTCAAATTCGCTTCCGGTCAATGTTGGCGAACTTAAGTACTGGTGTCGATGCTGGTGACTTTTTTAATTATGCTTACGGAGCAACGCAAGCCACGTTTACCAACAAGCAACAAGGCTTCCGGTTTGAACAGCTTTCAGCGGGGACGATGTTAGATATTGACGTGATAACTCAGGCGATTGGAGCTAGCAGTGTGATTTCTTCTTCTCAAATTGATGGAAGTGCAGCAAATAACCATCTTTATGTTTGGCGCGTGGCATAACAAAAAGACCATCACGCTAACAGGTGATGGTCTTTTTGTCGTTTTATTTGTTCGCCTTTTCTTTACGTGCTGCGATCGCTTCCTTGATTAGCCTCTGAATCGTATTTGCCTTAGTACGTCCTTCGTCTTCTGCAATTTGGTTAATGTCTTCTTCAAACTCAGTCAAGTCTACGCTGAATCTCGCTGTCCTAGCCATTGACACAGACCTCCATTGCTTTTTCGATGATTTCGTAAAAGAATTGAGAGCGCGACATTCCAGAACTTTCGGCAATTGCAATTAATTCTAAGTACCGGGACTCGTTTGGAACGTGGATATTAATGTTTTGGTCTTGCGACTTGCGACGTGGGGCTTTTACTTGTTCAACGATTGTTGGTTTTTCGACTAGTTGACGAATATTAAGTAGTTCGGCTTGCACCGCATCAACTTTTGCACTGATTCTCTCTTCGGAATTGGTAGCGACTTCACGAACCTCACTAACAACGATTACATTGCTTGATGCAATGTCGTTACGAATATCCGAAGTTGCTTTTTTAATGCCTTTGGCTAAAACCGTCATCCCTTCCAACAACATTACCGCGTCAGCTTCGATGTTTGGTGTTGTAATAGCCGCTACTTCCCAACCTACAATCTTTTGCATCCAAGTCCTGACTCCGATCGCTTGAAACACTTCGCAAGCCATCTTTGCAATCTCGGTACAATATCTGCCAGCGTGCATTGCGTAGTAGGATGCGATCGCGGCAACCGCTAAATCTGGAATTCCGCTTGCCAAGAACAAAGATAGCTTATCAATCTCAAACCCTTTAGCGACAAGATATACAGACAATCCCGATACTCCCAGCTTATCACTTGACAATGACTGAGATATTGCAGATTGGGATACCCCTACAATCTTTGCAGTTCCTCTAACCGTAGCTTTCCCCGTACCATCGGCATTAACTGTAATTTCGCTCTTGATTTGGTTTTCGACTTCAATTAAACTTAACATTGTAGATCCTTAGAAAGTTTACAAAAAACATAGAGAGCGTTGCTTTTCCCGGTTGGCGCTCTCTATGTTTTTAATATACTGCATTATTAAGCCACTTGCAACCTATTGCAGCCTTATGTAATATTTCGTTACAAACATGGATATTGTCGATCTTTCTCAGACAGCAGCTAACAGCGATCGCCTTGGCTTTCAATGGATTAACGCCGTCCGTGCCAAACTTCTCGATTTAGACTCGCAACTTGCAGTAGCCAATCAAACTATTAACCAATTACGGTCTGAAACCGCGCAAGCTTTTCGGGTCAGTGTCGTCAGCGCATTAAACCTTAGCTATACAGGAGGTGCGGTAAAATTACCATCGGGACTAATCGCATCTGTTGCACCGGGTAACATTACCGCACCAAATAACGCTGTTTCGTTTGTGTTTGTTAACGCCACTGGCGCGATCGCCATTTCCACAACTCGTCCCGCTTTAGGATTTGAGATTGCTAGAGTTGAGGCAAGCGGGGGTGCAGTTACCCAATTACAGAATTACCCATTGTTTGCTGTTCGTCCTGTTGACCCCGACTTATCGAACTACGCAACAGTTGACTATGCCAATAGTCGAGCGTGGAAAATTCAGGCTTTAGGACGGAAAACCTCGACCTTTGCGATCGCGTCTACAGACACTTACTACCGCATACCCCTAGAAAGTTTGACGGGTAGCGGTTTTGCAACCAATGGACTGTTTACAGCGCCAGCTGCGGGTAATTACGTATTCGCTTCACGTATTCGGGTTGACACGACTACACCTAACCAACCTTTGGCAGTCAAGCTGTCGTTGTATGTTGGCTCGACTGAGATACTTCTCAATCAGGGAGATAGCGCGTATGGGGATTTGTCCGCATCTGTCCAAAATAATGAGCCTGTCCCCTTAGCAGTGGGGGGACAGGCTGACATGAGAGTTTATTTAACAAGGGGTGTTAATGCTAGAGTACGAGAGGGGAGTTCGGTCGTGGCGTGGTTGGTTCCTTAGCTACTTACAAACAGTTTCAACTAGTTTTACCCCAGTTTTACTTGTTGCCCAAATTTGCTTATCCTTGACATACCAGGACAGCTTACCATCGCCACCAGCGCAATCTTTTGTATAAGCACTGTTTACACGATTACTTATTTTATAAATAAACCACTTTGTATACCTGCTAGCATGAGGCTTATTCTGGATACTGTTAACATCCAGCATTATGACCTGACCGCTACTATCAACTCCAATTCTGACCCATTTTGGTGATGCAAAAGCATTTTTTACGTTTACCGCTAAGGGCATCACTAACGTTAATGTAGCAACAACTAACTTTTTCATTTTTCTCTACTTTTGACTAGTTAAGCGGGATTTGTACTCCCGCTTTTTATTATGCTTTCCTATGGGCTTCGATTATCTGTTTGATTAGCGCTGGTATTTCCGCGTCGGTTGTTACTTGCGATCGCAGCCAATCAAGCAATTCCGAATCTCGTTTAAATGTCACTATTACCCGCTTAACCGTTTGTTGGTATCGGCGATTGCCATCGATGTTGGCTTGAGTGCGTTTTCTTTTAGCAGGCATCTTACAGCCCCTCGCCAAAAACTTGAGCAAGTATTGACTGAGGGTACAACCCAACCATCCCAAAACGCGGGTCATCAACTTGTTCAATTTCAATCCCCATTTGGCGACACAAACAAGCTGCTTTCTTCCCTTTATTGCTCGACTCTTTTAGCGATATTTCCAACCCCAACTTTTTCGAGTAACCAAGAACCGTGTATTTGTGCCCACATGGTGCGTTAAATCTGTCTTGCTCGTGTTCGACTTGTTCTACGCGGTCGGTCAGTTCCGACTGCTTTTGATTCAATTGCTTTTGGTTTTGATTTAACCGTTCCTGCTCTTGCTCTAGCGCCTTTTGACTACGCTCCAGATCGACTAATTGCTGTGCGTAGATCAAAAGCATCTCCGCTTGGGTTTTTGGCGGGGTTAACTCAACCTTCCCTGTGGTCAGTAGTTCTTCCACCCATTCGTCAACTTGCACTGCAAACTCAGGAGACAACCACTGAGCAAGACGTAAAGCTACTTTACGATAAACCCAAGTACCTGTTGTTTCTGGAGTGCCACCAACACTAGAATCAATTAGTTGACCATTATGGGAATCAGCATAATGCTTGTTTTGCAAGACTTTCAAATATTCTTTTGTAGAACTTAATCTACTCCAATCACCCCAAAGCTTTCCGCAAGCCTGACACATATCGGTAGCAGACCAATATCCATCCTCGCGTTGGCGGATCGTGCGGCCATTCCAATTTCTTGGTATTATATTCATTAAGCAAATTCCTTAATAGACTTTGTGGTGCGGCTAAGAGGGAGCGTCAGAAACTTCTCTTAGCCGCTTAAATTTATAGTATCGTCATCAACACATTGTGTCAATAGCTGCACAAAATATTTTTAAGCTGGTATACTGCGAATGTAGCAACAACTAACTTTTTCATTTTTCTCTACTTTTGACTAGTTAAGCGGGATTTGTACTCCCGCTTTTTATTATGCTTTCCTATGGGCTTCGATTATCTGTTTGATTAGCGCTGGTATTTCCGCGTCGGTTGTTACTTGCGATCGCAAGTAGGTAAGTAATTCTGAATCCTCTTTAAACGATAACTGCACACGCTTTACTGTTTGTTTGTATCGGTTGTCAGCATCAATATGCGCTTGGGTTCTAGGTCTATTCATCACAACCCCCAAGGACTAAAGTCAATTGCACGCCATTACCATATGCATTACAGTGCGATCGCCAATAGCTTTGCTCGGAAGAAGAACCGCGCATCATCCCCAATGTTTCAGCAATTAATTGTTTGATAACTTGCTCATCAACAGTGGTAGTAACGTGCTGAAACTTCTTTCTTGCTCGCTTACCTTTAATAGGTGGGTTGACTTCATCTAGTCTGGCTTGCATCTCAATTGGCAACACATTGTAGACTGACTTATTAATAAATCCTCCCATGCAACCCCAAGACCAAGACCATCCAGTTAACCGTTCAGCTTCTCGTATCCAGTCAGGGGTAAAATGCACCTCCCAAGGTCGATACTCGCGGGTAACAGATGAAACGAGGAAGGCGATCGCGCTTGATTGCTGCTGTTCTACCTGAGAACCTGCCATCCACTGGACAACCCAACGGTTGACAGCTATGCGAAATTGCGGCGATATCCATTTACCCAAATCAACCGCAACCTCGAAATGAACCCAAGTATCTTGTTCGTCAAAACTACCGCCAGTTAAAATCACAAGTCCAGAACCCTTGCTACTACCGGATACGGGAATTCCCGTATCCACAGAAAGTGCATGGAAATACTCTTTTGTGGATTTTAACCGCAGATAATCATTTAGCTTTTTACCGCCAGCTTGACACATTGCCGTAGCATTAATGTAACCGTCTATTTTTCTTTGCCCAATTTGCACACCATGTATCTCGTGCATGATGACTTGTGACGCTTTTTGGCGTACCATAAAAATACCTCTAATTAACCTTGGAGTGCGGTTGAGATTGAGCCTCAGAAACTTTTCTCAACCGCTTAATATTTATAGTATCGCCGTCTGTACGCTGTGTCAATAACTGCACAAAATATTTTTTAGTGCATTGGACCCGAATTATTCCAATCAGAATATTTCTTGTTTTGTAGGTCTATGGGAATTCCCATAGACCTCGAAAATGTGATCGCCTCAAAGACGGATAAACAAATCTATCCGTCCTCAATATTTAAACTCCCGTCCTTGGTTGACCAAAATCAATTCTAATTTACCAAGTTTCCCTACAGTCCAGCGATTGGGTAAGGTTTGAGGTTGAGCTAGTCCGTTGAGCTTGACGGACACAATGCCTTCAGCAACACCGGGGATATCTTGAATCCGTTTCTCAATCGCCTTATTCAAAATCAAATCCCCCAACGGCAAATTACCGGGTTTGAGATACTCGGTAATTTTTGCCTGAACGAGTGGGGCAATGTTGTCAGGGTTGGCGGTTGGGAGGATACCAGCGATCGCACTAACATTAATATCAAAGGTATCAACGTTCCATAAAGTAACCAACGCCATAGCGGCTTTGCGATTGAGAAAAGATTCGAGTTGCGATCGCTGTGCCTCGCTCATAATTGTGCCATCTGGGTTTAATCCAAACACCCCAACATAACCATTGCCGTAAGTTGCTTTATCAGGCTTCAACCGACCTACGGCAAGCGCCACCGAACCAATTCCCAGATATTCTTGCACTGTGTCTTCAAAGTCATCCTCGGATAAGAGGGTATCACGCCGCCGTAAACTGCCTAGTATTCTTGCTTTCCATTCTTCGTCCGTCTCTACGTCCTGTCCTCCGGATGGTTCTTCTAGCCAAGTGATTGAAGCAACGCGAGGAATGGGGGAATAAGTAATTGCATTATCGGAAAAGTCGCCAATAGTGAGGGCGATCGCAAAAGCATTTCCACTAGTTTGATACGGAGGGATGCTAACTTCTTGGGTGGTTTCCCAAGTCATTCCCGAATTAGAAAAGCGAAACCCCGATGGTAATAAAAAGGGTTCCGCATAAACTCCATCCAAATCAATTTTGATAGTTCCAACAGCAACACGACCAAGCCGTCGCTCAACACCAAAGTAGGAAATACAATTTGCTTCTAATGTTGATGCTAATTCGTTAACTTTGGTAATAACTGTACTACCAGCGATCGCCCCTGCTTCTAAGATTGCGGTCACTGGGGAAACTGGGGAAAAGTCGGTCAGTTTGCCATTGGAAACAGCGATCGCCCTCTGAATTGAAGCGTCAAGTAATTGTTGTGCAGTGGTGGTGTCAACCTGTGGCATAGTTTGCTTGTACCGTTTCTCCTGTGGCTAGTGTCAACTTTAAACTGAGTTCCCCATTTTTGTAGGCTATTACCTCGACAATAGCCGTTATACCTACCATTTGAGAAGCTGTCAGCCTCACCCTCTCCGCCAACACTTGGGGTATGCCAGTACTGTACAGAATGTCGAGAGGAACGCCAAAACTAGGGGAAAGAATGCGTTCTCCTGCAATCGTATCAAGTAGGTGTCGTGTTTGCGAAAGCGTGGGTGTGTCAATCAGTGCAACACTTCCACCAGCATAAGTTAAAGGGTATGATAAATCCATGTAATTGATAGTTTTATGGCTGCCATCTTTCATCTTACCAATACCGATAATGGCCCCAATCGATACGCGATTGAGCAGGGTGCTACTTTCAATTGGCTAACGCTGGTGTTGGATGGTGACTTTACAACATGGCAACCAAGAGGGCAAATACGCGATCGCTACGTCGAAAATGGAGGAACAATCAAAGCATCTTTTACTTTCCCAACCCTTGTTCAAGGTAGTGCCGCCCTTCCGAACGGGGGAACCGCAACGGGAACGATATTAAGACCACAACTTTCAGATGAGCAAACCACATCACTTGACTGGTTGGCGACAAAAATGGCGAAACGATCAAACAATAAAGAACAGGCAATAATAGGACGAAATGTTTGGGTGTACGATATTGAGATCGAATCCCCAGCAGGTGAAGTAATGCGCGTTGTCGAAGGCTACGTTGAGGTTTCACCGGAGGCAACCCGATGAGCGCCAATGTTACTGTCATTGCTAAGGATACTGCAATTGCAGTTCACTCAAGCCAGACAGTGGTACAAGTTATTCCTCAAAAAACAGCGATCGCAATATTCCCAAATGCCAGTGTTGGTGGAACGTCTCAAGCTAGCAGAATTAAAATTCCTTTTTCTTATGGAGATGCGACACCAAAAATCATCGCTGCTGCTGTCGGGTTAATCAAACGGGCATCCATAATTATTCTTGTCCCGTTTAACGTCCCATCGCTGTTATCACTTGGAGACGACTTAAATAGCGATCGCCTAATTAATAAATACGTGAACAACCCAATGGCGATCGCAGAATATGAAACTTCGCCACTGGTTCAATACCTTTCGTCAACACAAATAAAACTTGTAATCGCGCTTGGTGAAGGCTGCACACAAGGCAACGGTTTTGTAATTTTGGAGGTTTAGATGAGTATTTGGAAAGATTTAATCGGAACAGTGTTGACCAGTTTTAAAATTGGCTTGACTGGCAATACTATTGACACCAATGCTGGAAGATTAAGAGTCCGCGATAATGCAAACACTGCATTTAGTGCGATCGCTACTCTTCGTCCAGACGTTTCGGGAGACACAATTGTCCTAAACAGCGAGTCCGCAAATACTTACACGCTTCGTCGTCCTGTATCACAGGCTGCACCGTTGTCTGTTACTTTCCCCGCTACTACGGGAAGTGCTGGGCAAGTAGTGCAAACCGATGGGGCTGGAACATGGACTTACGTATCAGCAGGTAGCACCGCTGACCGCGAAGGAGTTGATACTACTACTTTATCGTTTGGGGATACTTCACCCAAAACAATGTTCACGCTACCTGCAAACGCAGTTGTCAACAGCATCAGAGTTACCATAGACACCACTTTTACTGGAACGCCTACTTTAAGCGTTGGAACTTCGGGAAGTGTAAGCAAATATGTCGCCTCAAATCAAATTGATTTAAAGCAACCTGCGGCAACAATTTTTGAAATTTATCCAGGACTTGCGCCAATTGGGACTACAGAAGTATTGCAAATTACTTATGCAGCGGGGGGTGCAACCACAGGAAGTTCCAGAATTGAAGTTTTTTACTGCAATCCTCAGTAATGTCAAAATTCTCAGATTTAATTGGCTCCATTAACAACCTGTTTCAAATTGGAATTGGCGGAACAGGTGCGCGATCGCTGCGATTCAAAAATGCAAATAATGGGGATCTAGTCTGGACTCCTACAGCCAACAGGACGTTAACACTACCAGATACAACCGGAACGATAGCCACCACTGCAAATATACCAAGTCTTGCGCCAATCTTTTTAGGTACTAAAGAATATGGAGATACGCATCAATCTTTGAGCGCTGGCGTATTTGGCAACAATATCGGATTGCCAAATATCCTTACTGACATCTTGGGAAAATGGAATTCAACGAGCAAAACTTATACTATTGCTACTACAGGTAATTACCTAATCTTGTCTAAATTACGTGTTCCTGACAACCTTGGCGTTATGGGCTGGGGTCAAGGCGTGCATACTTCCACTGCTGACGGATCTTTCTTTTTTTGGGATGTTATCAGAACTGGGGCTACAAATAACCGCAACATTATTGTCAATACTCGAATTGCCGCGTTTAATGCAAACGACATATTAAATTTTTTCACCTATGTCGATAGCGCAACAGTCGTTTGGGTTGCATCGTTAACAATTATCCGATTAAGCTAGCAATTTAAATTTCCCCACGCAAAAATCGGGCATATTGGCGAGCGCTTAATTTTTCGGGGTCACGAAGAAATGCATGAGCCCCTGAAAGAGCATCGCAGTAATCGTTCGTCAATGGTTTTGGCGTACCGTCAAACATATGAATTGCGTTCTTAAAGCGATCGCACCAATTCCCATCGATTAATTTTACGCGCCCCTGTTCTGCGTCCTTGGCGACTGGCTTGGCGCGGGTTAGTTTATCTCCTTGAGGTTTCAACCCTTCAACATTAAAGCCTTTCAACTGCTCTTCTAAATAAGCTGTCACGCGCTTGCCCGCAGATCCCCCCTCTTCTTCCCATGCAACATACACAGCTTTTCCATCGCGCTTGGCTGTATCAATAATAAGTTTGTCCGATGCAGTTACATCAAGCTGTTCCGCGATCGCATCAACTATCTCGTAGCCGTCATCCTCACAAATTCCTAACAATATTCCAGCAGTGTAAAAGCTGTCCTCGTTAACTTCTTTTGCCGTAGCAGCCATATCCCAGAAGCGCACAAGAGCAACATATCTTGATGGTGCGGGAATAATTTGGAACCAAGCAGAATTAAAGACCTTCCCGGCTTGCGGTCTAATGCGCCAGTTACCATCTAGGAGCCGAGCGCGGTCAATGCTGTGTTGCATTTGCAAGTTTGCCAAATAACCCGGATCGCTCTCCATCAAGATCGGGTTGTCGGTCAACTTGGAAGGAATGAAAGTAAAGCTTTTGGGATTGATATCAGGGAAGCGATCGCGTAATTCTTCCTCAGCGTCAGCCCATACAAAATTATCTTCATACACCACAAACCAACGCACTACGCCCGAACGCTCAGGAATGGGGTAGCCAGCTTCATCTATATACCATTCAACTAATTCAGCAACCCAGCTTTCGGCATCAGGGTTACAAGTTGCTCGCACTAACGGCTTAATTCCAATAGTCGAACGGCAACGCGACATGATGTAAATAAATTGTTTCTTGGTAAAGTGGGTTAATTCATCAAATCCACAACGCGCCAATTCCGTCCCCTGCCAATCAAAAACGTTTTTTTCGTGTTGTAAATGAGCGAATCGAACCGTCGCACCCGTAGAAAATTTCCATTCTAAAAAAGTTTGATTTAATTTCGCGTCAACCGTGGGATAAAGACGTGACGATGCATCAAGTAAGCCTCCTTCGTTGCGGATTTGGGGGGAAGTTCGCCTAAAGATTATTCCCCCATAGTTAGGGTTTGATATTAATTCCTCACGAGCAAAGTCCAATAAAAGTCCGACAGTTTTTCCACCCCCAGCCGATCCGCCGTAGAGAACAATATCAGCGTTACTCTGTAAAAATTCGGCTTGTTTCCCTAGCTGAGGGCAAGGAAGCCGTTTTTTTTCTAATTCATTGGCTACTAGGGGTAATTTTTCTAAACGCTTGTTGGATCGTCTCTCTAAGCTCGCTAATCCCATTTGCCGCAGCCTCTAACACTTCCCTTGGTATCCATCCCGCATCGATTAAAACTTCCAACGCCTCTAATTCGTTTGTTGGTTGAGGGATTACCCGGTCAATCGCCCATTTTGGTGTCGGCATCACATCGTCGTGTTCCTTCGTCTCGATATGCTCCTGCGACCAAAAAAGATTGCCTTCCTTGTCGTAATGCCTAACCTGTTTTGTCGTTTGCGATCGCCTTTTAATTGTTTGCCCATTTTCTAAAGCATCAATAAGTTTTTTATGAGCAAGTCTTGAAACTTCTTCTGGGCAAAATCTCTTAAAGTCAGCTTTCGCTTGCGCGATTAAGTCAGAAAATTCCGGGTACTTATTTTGCCATTGATAAAACGTATCTTTACTTATTCCCCCAGCAAGCCACCCAGGTTCGTCACACCCGTCCCGTGTGATAGCCTCACAAATCTTTTTAACTGTTTCTTCGGTATACTTACTTTTTGCCATTAAAGCGGGTGACTAAGAATAATAATTTTATTAATATCGCGGTTTGCCACAATAAAAAAAGCATCTGACTCGCCGTCTAACCTGATTGTAGTATTCCATAGCGTAATACTGGTAACCGTCCCCTGTCGCTGTCCAGGGTACTTAACCACCGTTCCAACATACAAAATCCTGTCCCAGAATATTTTTATTGTAGAAAGAATATCTTTTAAACTGTCCTGCCCTGCAAATCCAAATATCGCCAACGCCACTGCACTAATATTAAGGATTGGAGTTATGTCAATACCATTCACTGCCAGCAATGCCACAAATGAAAAAACCCACACAAACAATTTAATCACCGAGGCCGCAACAGGGATGAAAGTAAGGTAGTTTGTCTTATCCCTGTTGTTTAGCTGTGGATTGTCTTGCACCGATCGCGACACAAAGCCAGCACTTACCGACACAAACGCAACCAGACTCAACGCCACAAACAAGATGATTTGGAACCAAACAAAAAACTTCGCAACAGGAAAAGTCCAACCCCACCAAGGAGCGATCGCATACCCTAGACCAATAGTGGCTCCCAAACCAAAACCCAACCACCGCAAATCCGAACCTATCTCAGCAAGCCATGAGCGTAAGACCCCTACAGGATTAGTTTTTTCTATCCGTCCTCCAACTATTCTCCCCAGGACGGATAAAACCGAAAACACAAGACCTCCGACAATTGCCCGTCTAATTGCGTCGTGAACGCTAATCATAACAATACAGATATATGCCTTGTGCTATATTCTACACAATACAGACATATGCAACACCAAAATAAAAAAGGACGGATAGAAGTTGTTTTCTATCCGTCCTTAAATTTCAGGGTTAGCTTTACTACTCGCCTAATAATAACTGGCGATCGCCCTCCTTATTAGAAAATTTCTTAGCAATTTCAGCGAGCGCGTAAGGCGGCAGCTTGTGTGACTCAACTGCGGACAGTTGTAATTGCCATACACCGGACGCTTTGCCCATTCCTACAGATTCCAGCCATTCCCATGCTTTAGTGGTGTTTTTAAACCCGTATTTCTTTTGGATGTAGGTAATGCCAACACCTTCATAAATGCCTTGGTCAGTGATAGTGCGATCAATGTATTCAATACGTTCAACTACCGCATCAACCTTGCCCAACGCCAATGGAGCTAGACCTGGTGAAACGCATTCAAGCAAGTGAACAGTAGCTAGTAGTTTTTGTTGGTTGTTAGACAGACGTTCCTGTGTCTTTGCTAATTCAACCTGTAATTTTAGATTTTCGTTCTCTAGCTCTAATTGTTGCAAGCGATCGCTGATTACAGGAATTACAGTTTCTGCCTCACGAGTTTTAACTGCAAAGTAGGTTTGGGCTTGAGCCACCGCCGTTTTGCGAGGATCTCCACACATTGCTGTCAGATAACACGCAAAACGAGAAAGCTTGAAATCAGCGCCTTTAGAACCTCTGCCCTCTCCTTGACCGTTTGCCGCCTCCGGCAAATAGTCGAAATGTTCGTCAATACTAGCTTCTGCATTCTGACAAGAGAATTGAGCAAGTGAGATTGCATTTTCAAATCTTCGCCATTGTTTGTATCCCAGCAATGGCATTAACTCACGTGCCAACCAGTATTCATTCCCGTCGCCGTCAAATCTGCGAATGCTATCGAAAATCGATTCAGAACCTGTTAAGCTTTTCAT